AGGCTTACGACTCTGCCACGGTCGAGGCTTGCGGCTCTGCCACGGTCAAGGCTTACGACTCTGCCAAGGTCGAGGCTTACGGCTCTGCCAAGGTCGAGGCTTACGATAACTCATATGTTGAGGATTGCACAGGGAACATAAATACAGTTTCCGATCATGGAATAGTCAAAGATTACTACAATCATAAGATATATATAAAGAAAGGAAAATTCGAGATTATTGAGATCGAATAAATTCAAGGCCTTAGCTTATCGGTAGAGCGCCCCTAACATGGGGATGGCCGGGTTCGACTCCCGGAGGCCAACAAAACACATAACTAATAAAAACAGGATTCATGAGACTTACAATCAAGGAATTATCCCTTGTCAATTTCAGGGGATTAACAATCAGCATTTCGTTCTCGGCAAACACGCTTATATTGGGAATGAACGGAATTGGTAAGACTAGGGTTAACGACGCTTTCCTTTGGCTTTTATTCGGCAAAGACACGCAAGGACGGCAAGACTACGAGATCAAGCCCCGGGATCAAGACATGAGAAACTCAAAGGTATCCGTGCGAGGAATGTTCGATCTTGACGGGCAAGAATTAACGCTCGAGCGTATCTACTCGGAGAAGTGGACAAAGAAAAAAGGATCGGAAGAGGCCGAGTTCTCCGGCAACGTCACCGAGTATTCTATCAACGGAGTGGCATGTAACGCCACGAACTTCAAGACCAAGATAAACTCCATCCTAGACGAGGACAGGTTCAAGCTTATCACTTCCTCCTCCTATTTCAACACCTTGAAATGGCAAGACAAGAGGAACCTTCTTATCCAAGCGGCCGGGGAGCCGAGCGAGGAAGAGATTATCGGGGACAACGAGGATTTCAAGAGGCTCCTATCCTATTGCACCGGCAAGACGATGGATGAGTACAGGAAAGAGATCGCCGCCAAGAAGAAGCCGATCAAGAAAGAGCTGGACGAGATCCCCGCCCGGATAGACGAGGCCAGACAAGGCATTATCGATAAGGACTGGACCGCCTTGGAAGGCATGATCAAGGATCGGGAAACCATGATCGAGGAACTGGAGAGGAGGATAGCGGACGAGAACCTACGGGTGCAAGAGGAGAACAAAGATGTCAACTCCAAGATACAAGCCCTATATAATGAGATCGCTTCCTTGGAAAGAAGAAAGATGGATATCGAGAACCGATATAAGGCCTCCTATCAAAAGGAGTCCAACGATCTCGAATCCGAAAAAGAGAGGACGAGGAGAGAGATCGCCGGCATAGAGGACGAGATCAATCGACTGGAAAAGGGTATAACGGACAATGCCAAGGCCAAGGAAAGGGTATCCGACATATTGAGCAAATTGGGGGCGCAATACGAGGCGGTCCTTTCCGGTAAGGTGGAAGGCGATGATCGCATATGCCCGACATGCGGACAGGAGTTCACGGAGAAATTCCTGCATGACCGCAAGGCCCACCTTTTGGAGGATATAAACAAGAAGGGAGAGGAAAACGATGCCCTTCTAAGGTCATATGACCAAATTATATCGGAGTACGAGAACAAGATAACCGCCCTTAATGCCAGACGCACGGAGCTATCCTCCAATCTTGATATTCTTGACAGGAGAGCCATCAAGCACTTCGTATCAGCCTATACGGAAGACGAGGAGCGTAAGGATTTAGAGGATAGGCAAAACAAGGAAAAAGAGGATATAGACCTATTATCCGGATCGGTGGTGACATCCAATGACCTGTCTCCCGTGAAAGACCAGATATCCAAGATCAGGAAAGAGATAGAGGAAATAAAGGGTGAGCTTTCCGGAAAGATACACTCCGACAAGGCCAAGGCCCGTGTGGATGAGCTGGAGACGAGGCAAAAGGATCTGGCCGTATCCTTGGCCCGGTACGAGAAAACAGAAATGATAGCGGACAGGTTCATACATAAGAAGATGGACATGATGGAGGAAAGGATCAACTCCTTATTCCGCATGGTCAAGTGGAAGATGTACGAGCCGCAAATAAACGGCGGCGAGAAGGAATGTTGCGAGTGCTATATAAATGGCGTTCCCTTCGGCGTGCAGAACACCGCCACCAAGGTAAACGCGGGATTGGACATAGCCTTGGCATTCTCTCGTATCTATGACGTTTACGCCCCGGTATTCCTTGATAACCGGGAGTCCGTCACGGAACTTATAGACACGGATACGCAAGTCGTATCGCTGATAGTATCACCGGAACATAAAGAATTGACAATTAAAAACAAGTAATATGAACACTCCCGTATTAGCGGCGCAACCGCAAAACATGGCGATCAATCTTTTCGATCCCGCACAATTCGAGACAATGCAAAGGATATGCAAGATGTACGTGAACTCCGATCTGGTACCCGAATCGTATAGGGTAACGGACAAGAGATCGGAGAGCAAGGCCGTGGCGAACTGCATGATAGCGGTAAGCATGGCGCAAAGGATGAACGCCGACCATATGATGGTCATGCAGAATCTCGATATCATACAAGGCCGTCCGTCATGGTCCGCAAAATTTCTCATCGCTACGGTCAACTCATGCGGGAGATTCTCCCCGTTAAGGTATAGGTTCACCAACCTAGGAAAGATCAAGAACGTGACGTATACCGACTATGAATGGAGGAACGGAAGGAAAGAGGCCGTGACAAAGACATTGAATATCGAGATCGACAATTGGGAATGTATAGCTTATTCCTCGGAGAAAGGCCGTGACGAGATATTGGAATCCACCCCTATCACCATGGAAATGGCAATAAAGGAAGGCTGGTATACCAAGTCGGGATCTAAATGGCAGACAATGCCTAGGCTGATGCTCCAATACCGGGCGGCTTCCTTCTGGCAAAGGGCGTACGCTCCGGAGATCAGCATGGGAATGATCACGCAGGAGGAGGCACGTGATATAGAGGACGTGGATTACATTGAGATTAATCCGGAAGACAAGCTGAAGGAGGAACTGGAAAAAGCTAACAAGGAAGAGTTCAAGTGCCAGCAAGAAGCGAAAGAGGCGAGTGATCCTTCTCCCGTCATGGAAGATCAACCTAATCCCGGTAATTCCGAGCCACCCAAGGCACAATCATTTAATAACGCCTCTCAAGGCAAGCCTAACTGGATGAGAAGATGAGACTATACGTAGCGGGCAGTTCCTCCTCGGGGAACTGCTACCTATTATATGATGAGAGGGAGATTCTGATACTGGAATGCGGCGTACCTTTCAAGAACATCAACGGCCTCCCGTTCTTCGATCTGGAGAAGGTCGTTGGATGCGTGATATCGCATGAGCACGGCGATCACGCCGGAAGGATAAACGAGTTCCTTGATTACGGGGTAGATTGTTTGGCGTCATCCGGCACGATAAGCTCGTTATCTTTTACGAGCAAGCGCCTGCCATTGATGATCGAGGAAGGCGTTACCGTAATGGCCGGGGCCTTCTCCATAGTCCCTTTCAAGATCGCCCATGACGCCAAGGAGCCTCTGGGTTTTCTCATAGACCATCCGGATACGGGGCCTATCCTGTTCGCAACGGACACGTACATGCTCTATTATCGGTTCCCGAGTCTCAGGCACGTCATGATCGAGTGCAATTACGACAGGTCTATCCTAGACCGGAACGTAGCGGAAGGGAGGATAAACAAGTCCAGACGAGACCGGACATTGCTATCCCATATGGAACTAGGAACATGCGTGATAACCTTGGAGGCTAACGACCTCTCGGGGGTTGACAACATAATCCTGCTCCATTTGTCCGATGACAATAGTGACGAGATCTTATTTAAGGAGAAAGTAAGCGAGGCTACCCAACGACCGACTTTCGTGGCGGTGCCGGGCTTGGACATAAACCTTACACGGCCATGGTCAAGATAGAGAAGACTGGGACGGACACGGATTTGACGGAGTTCCTTTGCGAGCTGGCCGGATATCCACCCGGTACTTACCAAGTGACGATATATCCCGTCGGAGATCTAAGGTCCAGCGAGCAAAACAGGTATCTGTGGGGAGTGGTCTACCCTCTCCTGCTCGAGGGACTCAAAGATATAGGCTACGCTTATACGACTACCCAAGAAGTCCACGAGTTTTGCAAGAGGACGTTTTCTGATAGATACGTGAATTACCATTCCGGAGAGATCATAGACATCCCCGACTCCACCAAGGAAATGGACAGGAAGACTTTCGCCACATATTTACAGGTAATCAGGGAATGGTCGCTTGAATATCTAGGTATCGAGATACCAGACCCACAATACAAGAATAATGAAAGAACTGATATTATGCCTCAATGAGGCTTGCTCTAAAAAGCATTGCCTTTGCCATCAACGGCAGAGGCATTGGACAGACCCGTCTAAAAAAGATGGGGAAACTGTAAGGCCGGAATCGGTCTTACTTGACGGGAATACTCCTTGCAAAGGGTATGTCCCACAATACGAAAGAAAGAAGTATAACATTAATTATTAAAGTATATATGAGAAACTGGTTTATTAGCAAGGTCGCATATGAGAAGATGCTGGAGAACGGCATGCAAAAACGAGTGGTCGAACCCTATTTAGTGGATGCCCTCTCCTATACGGAGGCTGAAGCACGCACGATAGAGGAATTAAGGCCGTACATTACCGGAGAGTTCACTATCGCCGACATAACACGTAAAAAGATAGCGGAACTATTCTTTAACGATAACGGTGATAGATTTTATGAGATTAAGATCTATTTTATCACGCTTGATGAGAAGAGCAGCATGGAGAAGAAAACAGCGGCCAGATTCATAGTACAGGCGAGCGGCCTAAAGGAAGCAATCTCATGCTTCGAGGAGAATATGAAAGGGACCTTGGCGGATTATACCTTGGCAATGGTAAGCGAGACCCTTATTATGGACATCTTCCCGTTTGACGCTGATAGCGTACCAAAGGGCAAAACAGATAATTAATATTAGAGTGTGTTTTTCATGGTATTAGATTTAGTTTAGTAATGATTATCCCCGCCGTCCGTGAGGATATGCGGGGATTTCGGGCGGTAAGTATTCCGGGATGAAACGTTACGGAGTGCGCATGACGTAAAGAGGCCGGTTCGATCCCGGCACCGTCCACGAATAACAAACATATAATCATGGGAACAATACAAGATTTAGATCACTTGACAATGGCCATATACCTTATCACCGCAATACTCGGACTTATAGCAGTGATCTTGGCAGGATTCTTATTAATAAACGAAAAAAGAAAACATCCATGGGAAAAGTAAAGAACATAACCTCTTTAAAGAACAGACTAGACCGTATATTCTCCGTATTTATAAGAATAAGGGATGCTGACAACAACGGTTATTGCCGTTGCATAAGCTGTGGGAAGATCGTGCATTGGAAAGAGGCAGATTGCGGACATTTCGTCAACCGGTCACATATGGGTACCAGATACAGCGAGAGAAACTGCAACGCTCAATGCAGGTCTTGCAACCGTTTCGACGAGGGCAACAACATCGGTTATGCCAAGGGCTTGATAAATAAGTATGGTGTAAAAGTAATTAACGAGCTTGAGGTAAAAAAGCACTCTATCTCTAAACTCTCGGCATTCGATTACCAATTGATGATCGAAGATTACAAGAAACGCATAAAGGATTTGAGAGATCAGAAAGGCATAAAGGATTGAAATGGCTAAGAAGAAAGACGAGCAAGAAAAGGTGAAATGTGGCGATTGCGCCAACGGACATCCTCACAAGGGACTAGCTGTATGGTGCATAGTGCTAAATACTGGAAGAGTCGCTAATAGTCTTAGGTTTTGCGATGTATTCAAAAGAAAATTATGATTACATGATATAAACAACATGCTTATGGAGAATTAGCGTATGGATACAAGGAAAGAGCTGACAAGCTATTTTCCGCACGATAGCAATGCCAGAAACTCGGATAAGCTGATTCGTTTACGAATGAAGCATAAGGCCGCCGGATATGGTGTTTTCTTCATGATATTAGAACGTCTTAGAGAGGAGCCAAACTATATGAGTGTCAAAGATTATAACATGATAGCCTTTGACCTTCGTGAGGACGCATCCTTAATAAAGTCCGTCATTGAGGATTTCGGGTTATTTGTCTTTACCGAGGACGGTAAGTACTTCTACTCCGAGAGTTTCAAGCAAAGGATGGGATTCAAGGACGAGAAATCAAGAAAACGATCAGAAGCCGGGAAGTTAGGCATGGCTAAAAGATGGGGAAATAACAATGTTATAACAAATCCGCAAAATAACGATAACAATGTTATAACAAAAACGGATGAAATTATAACAAGAAAAGAAAAGGAAAGGAAAGGAAATAAAAATAGAGAGAGTCTTAATACGCGTGAGACGCTTTTCGATAATTTCAAGAATGAGTTATTGAAGGACGAGGAATGGCGCAGATACGCTTGCCAGATATCGGGATTGAGCGTCGCTTTCAATGACCTCATTCCCGGCGAGCTGGATAACTTCCTAGCTTGGATGGTATCCACCGGGGAGGGCGATACGCTAAAAACGATAGATGACGTTAAGAGACGATTCACCTATTGGTGGCAAGGAACAGGACTAAGGGCTTATAATCAAAGATATGGAGGAACAAGAAAAGAAACTTTCGGAGGCTATACAAGCCATGCGGGGGCCTACGGAAAAAGAGAGGCTCCAGCAAAAACAGGTGTTCAACCTAGTGAAGAAGCACGCAAGGACTATACAGAACGTTTCTAGGTACGATCTCTCGGACGATACGGAGTACATCAGCCACGCCCGGATGATAAAGGCGCTAGGTTGTAATTACCTAGGGATCGAGAGGCGGCAATTCGAGACAGACAGGGGGAATGACAAGGTTTTGAGATTCCTGTTGTATTATTTCAACGATTGCCCGTTGGCCGAGTCCGTATTCCCGGAGGAGAACTATAAGCTGCACAAGAACCTCCTTATCGTGGGAGATCCGGGAACGGGCAAAACGCTCATGATGCAGATATTCGCCGATTACCTGAAATTGACGGATAACCCCAAACGCTTCGTGAACCTATCCGTGACCCAGATGATGAACTATTACAAGATCCATGGTCACATAGACAGGTTCACGTACAACGAGGAGGCCGGGAAAGGGAGCATGGAAGGGAACCCGTTCGATATCTGCCTTAACGATATCGGTCTTGAGACGGAGAACCAGAAAAGCTACGGCACCAGCCTTAACAGCGTAATAGACGAGTTCCTATACGCGAGGTACGAGATATACCAGTCCCATCAGAAGAAGTATCATATCACTTCCAACCTATCCGTCACGGATTTCAAGAATCGGTTCGGAACTAGGCTGGTGGACAGGTTCAAGAGTTTTAACGTGATAATCCTAAACGGAGAAAGCAGGAGAAGATAACATGGAAATAACAGAGAGATTGAGAAACACCCCTACCGGTTTGATCGTGTTGGTAGGAGACATGAAAATTATCGTGGAAAAGTACAGCCCGTATTACAACGGGCAGAACAAGATCCCGTGCAGGGGATGCGTCTTCCGGGACGATGGAGCGAGATTCTGCGAATACTCATCTGCTTGCATGGCCCATCTGAGGCCGGATCATGAAAGCGTGGTGTTCGCTAAAAAAAGTAAAGTTTAATCATTCATCATAGTTGAAAACTGCATTCATCTATGATGAGAGCAATAAAAAATAATTACAGCAATGGAAAAAGAAACTATAAAGAACAAAGTATTTGAGATCATAAAGAGTAAACTTTTTCACAAAGATACGCCACTTACGATGGAATCCAAGCTGGAGGATGATCTATGGATGGACAGTCTTGACGAGGTAGAGATATTGATGGAGCTGGAGAAAGAGTTTGGCATATCGATCCCTGATGATGATCCCGGACGATGCCTTACCGTAAAGGACGTTGTTGATTATATGATCCGGAGGATGGAGGAATGAGACAATACAACGATTGGGAAGAGATCGACAAGGACACGAACGGCCTTGTCACCTCGCTAACCTACATGGTGCTTTTCTTGAACGACCAAGTGTATAACTACACGGTATCGCTCATGGAGGTCATTAGGAATAGCGAGCACTACAGGCATAACGCCAAACGGACGGCCAACGCTATCGAGAGGGAGATTAACGCTTATAACACGAACATCTTCCGGATAGCCAAGGCCAACAAGGAGGCGTTAGCCGAGATAACGCAAAGCATGGAGGAGGACGTGCAGCCTCACATAGACCGGTATTACTACACGATCAGCCAGATATTGCTGGATCACGGGGTATCGGGCGAAACGAACCGGATCGCCTCCTTGTCATCCACGATAAACATGATTGCGCAGATGTCTAGGATCACGATATACGATTTCGGCGAAAGGATGCGGAAAATCGTCCCGTTGGCCTACAATCCCCTATCCTATCTAGATTTGGGCAGGGTAGAGTTCCTAAGTGACCGGTTATCAAGCGAGGTCACCGGGAAGGACGTGAGAATAAACTTAAATGAGCAGCCCGGGATAGTGAAGGCGTTCACGGCGATAACGAATGCGATACTTGATCCGAGGGTGTTCAATAAGGCTTTTGAGAAAGCGGGATAATTTTTCAAGGATTTTATTTGGCGTTTTGGAAAGAAGTGGTACATTTGCAGCGACTATCATACTCAAGAGGCAGACGGAAGCCTGCCATATTTAGCGGGCATTTTTTATGCTTGTAAGATCGCTGTATCTAAGATATACGGCTTGTACCCCCGTGGTGAACTGTAATGGGACACCAGCCTCTTGAGGTGATAGTCAACGGGAAAGGCAAGCCGTTTTTCTTTGCCTATAATGCCAAAAAATGACTATCGATATGGCAGAAATTACAACAAACGTAGGGGCGTTAATCCCCATCACAGAAAGCAACGGTAAAAGAGCCGTTAGCGCAAGAGCTTTGTACGACTTTTTAGGTTGTACAGAAAGATTCCAGTCTTGGTTTGATCGGCAACTACAGTACGGCTTCGACGAAAACAAGGACTATGTAGGGTGTAAAGTATTTAACACCCTTGCGAATCAAGAACTTCAAGATTACGCAATGACATTAAGCATGGCGAAAGAAGTATCAATGATCCAAAGAAGCGAGAAAGGGAAGCAAGCCCGCCGTTACTTCATAGCTTGCGAGGAAAGACTGGAAGAAAGCAAATCAATTAACCAATCCAGACCATCGTCCGTCACCCCGACAAAAGTCCGTGCCGGAATCGAATGGGTGAAAGGCGTAAGCGAGATGCTGAACCTCAATGACGTTTCCAAGCTGTCATTGCTGGAAAAGGTAGCAACTCCGCTTGGATTGCCATTGCCCGATTACGTACCGGGCAAAGGGAGTGATGAAATCGGCTACCGATCTACTCAACGAGAAAGGTTACAAGGTATCACGGAATCAATTCTACAAAAGGGCTATCGAGCTAGGATATATCGAACGTATATCACGTAAATCATCTAAAGGCAAGATCAAATATTTCAACTCCATATCCAAGAAAGGACTCGAATACGGAGAGAATCAGATAAACAAGAACAACCCGAAGGAAACTCAACCGGAGTGGTATGTGGACAAATTCGATTCTCTTATGCTAGTATTGGGATTTTCAAAGATGGAGGAGTTGAACTATGCAGGCTAAAGAATACGATTTCACGTCCTTCAACGAGTTCATTAACAAGGTTATCAATCCATCGGAAATGTGCGAACAATTGACAGACCTTGTATTCAATTACTCATGGTGCATCAACGAGGAAACGGTGGATCGTTTCAAGGACGATATCGCCACGATCTATATGTTGCTTGGGGAGTTCAAGAAACTCGCAGAGCAGAACTAATACTTACCCGGGGTATTCCGTCCAAGGGATACCCCCTTAAATCAACAGGAGAAAATTAGCATGAGAAATAAAGATCTTATAACATTGCTCCAAGAGCAAGACCCGGAAGCGGAGGTAATGATTCGCACGTCCGATGGAGAGTATGAGTACGATCCGGTGGATGTCACGTATGACGAACAAATCGAGTGCGTAATTATTCAGGAGGGGTAGATATGAGTAGACTAAAGATACTAAAATCCTCTCTTAAAAAGAAAGAGGATAAATTAGACAAAAAGATCAACGAACACTTTGGGGATGTAGCCTCCGCTAACGGGCAACCTCTTAACGATAAGAGGAACGGCCCGGCCACCATGCGAAGATGGAACAGGCAGAACAACGCTATATCCAATCTCCAAAAAGAGATAGACAAAACCAAGTCGGCCATAGAGCGAGAGGAAGGTAAGCTCATAGGCATGGCCCGTAATAAGGATCTGATGCCAAAGGAGATCACAGATCTTATCGATAATGGCATATTGACACAATGGGGAAGACATCCTCATATATTGTTTGTATCCGGCGTGGATAAGGCACGAATAATCTGGGATAACAAGAAAAGGGTAGTCATGCACAAGTTTGTTAACTCATTAAAAGACAAAGAGCAAAGAAAAATATTCGCCCGGGTGTATAATTCGCTTCATGAGGCGATCAACAAGAAGGAGGATAAAGAATGAAGAAAATAAAGAAAACCATTCATGTGTATAGCGAAGGCAAATATATGGGGAATATTATGTACAACCATAGAATTCCCCTGTTATCAGAGGAGGAACTTGAAGATGAGATATTAAGGCATTTCCCTAATCTTAAAGGGAAAAGATGGAATTTAAAATTTTGCTAATAAATAGAAATCATGAATCAAATTTGCACAACCAAAGAACAATCATCCCGGCTATTAGAGGCCGGGGTGAGACCGGATACGGCAGACTGTTACCTGCAACGCATAACAGAAACCGATGATTGGTCAAACAATAACGTCCTAGATGAGATAATCGAGTCATGGATGAACAAGCAAGTGCTATTAGATATGGATGGTCGTTATCCGGCTTGGTCTCTATCCAAGCTGATCGGGATGATGCCCGATCAAGTAGAATGTGAGGGATATAACTATTACCTATTCATGCTTCCACGAGATAAAGAATTTACGATAAAGTATTCCGCTGGAAGTAACCTTGCCCAGTCATATTGCAGGGAGAGCCTTTTTGATGCTATCACTGAAATGATCGAATGGCTTATCAAGGAAGGACACCTTGACAAGAAATTCCTAACAGATAAATAAATATGAGCAAAGAATATAGAGTCGTAAGATACTTCGATGGTTATCCCGAATACGCCATGTGCAAATGTGATACAATCGAAGAAGCAAGAATTAAATGCAAAGAGTATAACGATAAAGCAGAACAATCACCTTGTATCAGTTATCATATATTGGTATATGGCGATGAGAAATTTAGTGGTAAATCTTATAGAACTGAATGATTATGAATGAACAGGTATTATCAGTAGAACAAATGCAACACCTTATTAATTTAGGTGTAGATGTGAGTAGTGCAAGTATGGCATGGGGCAAACCTGATGGCGAGAAAGAATATCATCTTCTTCTGCCGAATTTGCAAGAAACTTTTGAGTACGGCTTAGTAATTAAGTATATCCCTGCTTTTACCTTGCAAGATATGTTGGCTCTCATGCCAAAACAGATAGATGACTATACATTGAATTGGTACATATCAGAAATGATTTTCAGATATGATAAAATTGATTTATTTGGTAAGTTTGAGGTGTTAGAGGATTTATCGTTCTATTTCAACGAGAATGCAACAATCTTAAATGTAGCCTATGGTATGCTCTGTAAGCTTGCGGAATGTGGATATTTAAACAATAAGCATTAACAATGGAAAGAGATATTGATAAGAGACAGACGGTAGAAGAAGCGGCTCATTTATTCGCTGAAAGCAGGAGTAGCGGTAGTGCATTCCCGGCGTATTATCAGGGATTTATTGCAGGTGCCGAATGGCAGGCAAAGCAATCCCCGTGGATAAGCGTAGAAGAACGGTTACCGGAAAATCAAGACATAGTATTGGTTAGAGGTGAGTACGGGGGCAAAGCCACCGCTTATCTACATGGCAAGGATAGCGGCTTTATCGTTTACGGAGAGGACGCTTATAAGGTATTCGGGGAGGTTACCCATTGGATGCCTATACCCGATCTTGAGGAATAGTATTAACCGAGCCTTCATGGGAAGGCTCATAATTAAGAATGAATAAGTATGAAAACAGAAATTACAGTAGAAAAGGCTAAAAACGGCTTTATTATATCAAACGTAGCTACGGGCGTAAAGATTGTTGCCACAACAGAGAAGGACGCATCGGACATTATTTCGGAAGATTTGTCACATGTTTTTAATGGCATGAAAGACGGAGACAAAAAACTGATTGAATTTCAAATAGCTAACAGCTAAGAATATAAAGTACGAAATGGTATTATCACCTGAAACAGTCAACGCCTACAAGGAACTGTTGACAAATCCCCAAAAACATGGCTTACAATTTAAGCCATTGCATGAATGTTTTGAAGAAATAGAAGAAGTAACCCCCAAACATTTATTGTTTGAAGACTTCGCAAATTACCTTCAAAAGCCTTTACCCAAAGTGGTATTTTATATCATAATGGATGAATTGTACTCTCATCTGATAGATAAGGATGAGAAAACGAAAGATTTAGGATATAGATTGAAATTGATAGCAAAACAGTAAGAAATCATGGAAGAAAACAAAGAAAAATCGATCAAACTAGCTATAGAAGCTATGAGGCCCTTACCGGTAAACTCTTTCGCCGGATATTGCAGCGTAGGCGATGATCGGTCTCCGGAAGAGAAGCATAAAGATGATATGAGATTCTGCAAGGAGTTTAATGAGCTTCAATCGGATATGCTCATAACCTTGGCCAGCAAGATAGAGGCATTTTTAGATGCCCAAAGAAAAGACTCTGTAGAATCAGTGAATATCAATCATCCTACAGTTTTCCCGGACGGGAGAAATTGTTGCGTACCACCATATATCGATCGCATGAGCCAATAGGCATCCAAGCCTTTTGATGATATTGATAAAAATTTAAAGGATATGGGGAACGATGCGAAACGAAAAGACTCGTATGCGATATCATGCCAACGCAAGATATTCCTTTCGTCCGAGAAACAACATAAACAACTTAATATATTCGTGAGACATAAAAACTTTTACTCAAACAACTATAATTTAACCTCTAATAATATGTGCGTACTTATTTACGACGGGGATGTAGAAATACAATCCCCTAAACAACTAGAGGATCATTTCCCGCAAATCACGAAAATGATCCCAGCGGAAGGGTATGACAATATCATACCGGAATCTTGCCTGTGCCAAGTGGACATAGAGAATACTCTTGATAGTGCCGGAATAAAGTATATTGAAGATTGCGGGGACTATATAATCATTAAATAATAAATAAATTGAAATCATGAGATTAAGACACGCCAGCATATGTATTGGACGGAGGCCGGGAAGAAGTTCATCCTTGATTTGTATAACCTTAAAATTTCAGTCTAATGAGAGATAAACCTTTTTATGAGCTGTTATCACGCATAGATGATGACAGTTTATTGGCCAACTTTTTCAATAAGGTGTTAGGGAATTTGGATATGGCGAGAATCATATCCGCACCCCGTACTTTTCGTCATAAAGATGATGAAAATAGCCGATATTGCATTGATCTTTTTTATGATACATGCTTGTGGGAAATGTATCTTCATCAATTCATATACAAGCTGAATGGATGGATAAAAACACTGGATGAATACCTGACAGAGTTTGGTGGGAGCTGGAAATATTACGCTTCCTCGAAACGTGTCGAGAGCGTTAATGAATATGGCGGCGATGACGATGACTATAACGAGGATGGAAGCGTGAAAGTCATGGATATTCCCAATGACAGGCTTGAGCCTTACTCAGTCATAAGGGAGTTGGTCTGTGATGATTGGATAGATATAGTTCAAGAGACCATCCCGAAAGATTTGGAGAGGCTATACGGATGCCTACAAGCAGAGGCTAATTTATCCATAGCGGATTTTTTCAAGGACAAAATGGGAGTTGATATACCTATGTATCAAAAAGATGACAATGGCAATATGGTTAAGATGGGATTCGCAGACAAAGTATTGCATAAAGCCGCTGAACAAAACAATTCAGAGGTCATGGGATCGTATGTATTGTTGGCATGCTATTGTATGCATGATCTTGTCTCCGCCATAAAATCGTTAAATCCATTTGAAGACAACGTGGAGGCATTGACTAGCGTAAGGAATGACTCAGTGCGGTTTCTATCCATGTCCTTTAGTAATATGGATGTCGTAAAAAAATACATGTCATCATAACAGGCACATCAAGGCCATCTAAATGCAATAGGTTTTGATCAATATGTCAAAACCTATTACTTATATCATATAATTTTATCGCAAAAAATGGAACAGCAAGATATTTCATTATCCTATGGGATACACCGTTCTCCATCTATTGGAAACGAGGGGGAATTATCAGAATGCGTGAATCTGATACCAAAGAATGGCGAACTGGTGAATATACAGCCTCCAAAAGAACTAGGCATAACCCTTCCGGAAGGATCGATACTTATGTACGTGCATCGGACAAAGGATCTCCTTCACTATATCTTTTTCCAGACGAATGTTTTACGCTATGCGGATACGGACGGAACGACCCATCTTATAGGGGCGAACCAATATGACAAAATTCCCAAAGCTATCACGTCCATAGGAAACACCTTGATTGTAATAAGCGAAGATCCTATAAGATATTTACTTTGGGATGGAGAGTTTTATAAGGAATTAGGAGATAAGCCCCCCTTCCCTATCCTGTCATTCGGATTGGTAGGATCATTGGATAAGACCGAACAATTGTCCGTATCCGTTGATCCTCCCTATAATGGAGCCTTTACGGAAGATCAACTATCAACTATCAGTAATTCCGTAATGGGATATGTCTCAAAATTTATCAGGGAGAGAAGTGTAGATCGAGGCATGTTTATATATCCGTTCTTTATTCGTTACGCTTATAGACTATATGACGGAACGTCTTACATGCAATCAGCCCCGATACTGATGATACCATCGTCCGGAGTAACTCCTCACGTTCCATTTACTATTGACGTGGACACAGAGGATTTTGACGCAAAGATCATTGTAAACTTCATTATATCCTCAGTGGTATGCTCCATTAATTACAAAGTCAGCGGAATGGGGAATCAAAGGGAATGGTGGAAGGACATAGTTAAAAGCCTTGATATATTCATAACGCCGCCAATATACACCTTTGATTATTATGGGGAGATTAATGGGGCACAAAAGATATCAGACGATAACGGTTTCGGGGTGTACTCTATAGGTGGAGGATATTACAATAGGCATACATTCGAGGAAGCCTTGTCCATAGCCCTGCCGGGATCAGGTTATACCGATCAACTCGTCTTACCCGGAAAGGCCATGGATAATAAGGTGCCGGATAATTCATTGTTTTACAAAGTAGCAAGCATAGCGTATGAGGACTTGTGCGGTTATAACGGGGGTGAAAGACGCTCTCTAACTTTAGAGGATAATGTGCTGGGATCGTTGCAAAATCGAGAGCAACTTGTTGACGCGGACGGGTACCAGAATTTAGATTGGCTAATACCTGATTATTCCTATACTTATAACCAGCGGTTAAATATAGCTAATATAAAAAGGATACTATTTGATGGTTATCCTCCGGAGTCCATGGTAACGTACAACGACGGTAGCAGCACGTTGAGCATAAAGGTTTTCATAAGAGAAGGAGAAAAGGATATCGTCGTTCAAACATCCTCCTCATATAACCTTGGTATCAATTTGCATTACCTATATTACCCCAACGCTAACGCATACAAGATGGTGATAACACGGAATTCGGACGGATACCAAGCGATCGTTACCCTCTCTCCGCATAACACGCTGAACGGGGCTTACTATTTCGACTCATACGCCCCGATCATATTTAAACCGGGCAGCGATAGCACACCAATATCAACGGACAAGTCGGTCAATATGCCAAACAAGATATATACGTCCGAGGTCAATAACCCGTTTTATTTCCCGTTGGCGGGAATAAACACGGTGGGAACCGGTGAGATCGTAGGTATCCGATCCACCACTAAAGCACTGTCCCAAGGGCAATTCGGGCAGTTTCCCTTATACGCTTTCTCTTCCGATGGGATATGGGCCTTGCAATTATCGGATGCGGGATTGTATTCCTCCATCCAACCTATAAGCAGGGATGTTTGCAATAATCCGGATAGTATCACGCAACTGGATTCCTCGATAGTATTCAGTACCGAGCGTGGCCTTAAATTATTGCAAGGCTCCGATATCAGCCTTTTATCGTCATCGTTGGAAGGAGTAAATATTGATGAGACATTCTTTAATGTCAACCCGGATTTTAGCGATCTTTTCATCCCGGACACGGAAACTTTCGTAGAGACATTGCGAGCTTGTAAGATTGCCTATGATTATACGAATTCCCTATTGCATATTTATCCCAAAGGGACTAGAAAGCATTATGTATATTCTTTGGACACCGGGGAATTCTCCACTTTCGTAGGGGAAGAGGTCAAGGCCATGGCGCAAGATTATCCAAGCTCGGTAGTGCAAATAGGTAACGCCTTGTACTCACTGGAAAAATATGTCTCGGAAGATACCAGAAAAGGCATAGCGATCACACGTGCCTTGACGTTAGGAGATCCTTTCTCTTTGAAGGTACTAGTCGATCTTAGGACGTTGGGTTTACGAAAGGATGAGTCCTCGAAAATCAAGATAGCGGTATTCGTAAGTGCGGATAGGGAAAATTGGTCCCGGCTTAAATCTCTTAGGCAAAGGGCTTTTAAATACTATCGGCTCGTTTATTTCTCAAACCTATATGATTTAGATACATTATCAGGGACAAGGATATTGTTCGAGACCAGGAGAAATAATAAACTCAGGTAAAAAAATTACAGTATTCATTGCCATAATTTAAAAAAGTCATATATTTGTAACTGCAAAATTCGTAATATTTACGTAAATTTTCATAGTTAAGGTTATAAGGATAGTGGGTGCGTGAGCATACGCTATCCTATTTCACTTTTTATTCCCATTTTTATAACTGGCCGCTACCTTCAATAACTCAACAGCGGAATTAGTGTTTTTAGCGTCCTCGAACTTTATAGAGGATACCTTTGGCACCACGAACTCACTAGCCTTTAAATAAACAGCGCATTTATCCTTATCCTTTAGCTTGAGGAAAGCTTTCTTGAACTCTTCCTGATTGTCGATTACGAAATCACGGAAAAAATTCTTTATCTCCGTGTTCTTGTTCCGGGTTCCCTTCTCCCTTCCTCCCATCTTCATATGACCATTCTCAAAACCTTTTCCCATGATCTATAATCTGAAATAAACATCCTCAACCTGTGTCTCCCTTGCCTCTTTTATGATATTTCTTCGATCCTCCTCCTTTTGAGAGGCGTACATCTGTACCCTAGATGGATCTACCATCCTATACCAAAAAGATAATACGCTATCAACCACGAAACGGTGGATATAAACGGCCAATCTCCTCGGATCCCCACGCCATCCTCTTTCCATCACCAAGTTTATGATCCATTCCCTATCATCCTTCACCTCGTCCGTTACGGCACGGCTCTGAACCCAAGGGGAAAACGCCCGTAAATGGCCGGTAGCCTCCGACAACGCGTCATTCACTTGACGAAACATCCAATCCGCCGTTTCCTCCGAGGTCTCCAGCCCAGCTCTTTCTTTCCCGGGAAGGCCCGATACATCCCCTACCTTCCATGTCTCGAAATCCACGTCATACTCGATCTCGCACCTCAATAGCGTTATCGTTAACTCAAATCCACGCATATCGACACGTGGCTGTATGATTTTCCTGTCTCTCATATTTCTCCTGTTTCTATAATGACATCATCAACAATTACATCATCGATATCCTTAAACGGCTTCCTCTTGCACTTTCGCGGGGTTTTCCTTGAATAGGCGGTTTCCTCTATCATGGACGCTATACCCTTTAACTCCTCCTCTATCTTTCCGGCTAGTTCCTCAAAGTAAATCAGGCACCAATTCCAAAGGACGAACCACACCACGTATTTATGGGCCAAGGTCGCCAATGACTCGCTATCATATCCTCCACGACGATCCTTCATGCGCAACACCCAATTCACGGCATCGGTATCCAATGAGTCATCCGAATCGCCGGGTATATCCTCCAAGATACCGGACAAGGAAACCTTTAAGGTCGCCACCGCTTCCTCTATCTTGCGTCTTATAAAAGTATCATCGGACTCGTTATCATCGGACTGCGAGGAGAATCTTTTACCGGGATCCTCCTTTCTCATATCTCCCAGCCTCCATGTCCACTGGTCAATGTCATGCTTTAAATATGTCCAACCTAGATTTATGTCCATATCATGCTTTTTTTAATAGCGGGGGATTCTTCCTGTATATGTTCTTCACGCACATGACAGACATATCCTCCCACAAAGATTTATAAACCCCTATCCTATCAGGCTTCCGATCGGAAAGCCAACTCATCATGGAATAACCTACCAGAGCGTCCAACAGGTTCTCGTCCAGTTTCCTATTGACGTTCCAACGTGTATCCTCCGTCCTGACCTCCCATACGAACCCTTCTTCCGAATAAGTGGAAGAGGTTATTATTTTGGCCATACCTTCTTCAAGAACCCTCGCCGCCTGTTCCAGATATGTCCTTATAAGAGGCCTGTCCTGTTCCGTTATCTTTATCTTTAGATATAGGCTTTCCCCGCTATCCCCGACGAGATCACGTCCCTCGAAGCTGGATAGCATCTCGCATTTATTTATCGCTTTTATATATTCAAACTCATATGTCATTTGTGATCCTTTTCTGGCAAAAATAGGGCTTTAGGTATGATTATTTTGTTATTTTGGTTATTCTGACAAAACCAAGTCCTTTTATTCGATTTATTTGCGATTAAAAAGACCAATCATGAAACGACTTATTCCTAAATCACGGTTTTCCCGACGCCCCACGACGGTTGACAGCGTCAAACACCGTATCAAGATATCAGGCACGGACAAGACCAACATACCTTTACTGTCTAGGTGCCAAAACGCTTGGGAAAACCTTAGCGATTTCAGGGCCACCCGTCTTCGTAATTTCCGTTACGTGTTCGGTGACCAATGGGGTGATATCGTGGTGGACAAGGACGGGAAAAGGATGAAGGAACGTGATAGGATAGCGAGGCGTACGGGAGGGGTCGCTTTGCAGAACAATCATCTTTTCAAGATCGTAAATACTTTGGCCGGGTTATACGCAAAGACCGCTACCCTTCCCGTATGTTTCGCCCGGCAGAAAGACGCGGATACCAAGTCACAGATGATGACGGACGCTTTACAGACCAACTGGGAAAATAACCTTATGAAAGATGTCCTCACCTCCGAAATGATAGAGTTTATTTGCGGAGGATGCGCCGTGGTAACGGAAGAATGGTCTAGCCATGACGATATAGAGGACAGCTACACCTACGTGGTCAACCCTTCCTATTTCTTCTATGAGTCGAAAGCCAATGATCCAAGGCACTGGGATGATTCCTTGATCGGGGAGATCCGTGACTATACATTAGGCGAGCTGGCCTCGGTATTAGCGGAGTCCGAGTATGATTACAGGCAATTGGAGGAGATTTACTCATCTTGGCTCAATCGTATGGAAAATCTGGGAACCCAGCAGACGGATCGTTTCATGGACGAGTCTTTCGACACGCCTCCCGCCGCCGACCTGTGCCGGACCTACCATGTTTGGACATTGGAGAATAAGCCTAGATACCGTTGCGTGGATATCATGGACACCGATGATCCTATATACAGGATAGAGCTTAGCGATCTTCCTGTTATCAAGAGAGAGAATGAGGATCGTATGCGTATGGGAATGTCACAGGGATTACCTCCGGAGGAGATCCCATTGATAGAATACACCTATATAATAGATCAATATTGGCATTTCCAAATGCTATCACCGGACGGACGTGTACTTACCGAGTATGACACGCCTTATGAATATAAGTCTCACCCCTATATTTACAAGCTACACTATTTGGTGAATGGACGGACAGTTCCTTTTATTTCCGTTATCATAGATCAGCAACGATACATCAACCGGCTGATCATGCTTAACGACTTGGCTATCCAATCAGCGGTAAAGGGAGTAAAGATGATCCCTAAAGACTCCGTTCCGGACGGGATGTCCAATCGTGAGTTCGCCGAGCAATTCGTTGAGATCGGATCATTCATTTTTTACGAGCCGTCCAAGAGCGGGAACAAACCGGAGGTCATAACATCGAACTCTACCAATATCGGTACCACTGAGCTATTGCAATTACAATTGAGTTTCATAAACGATATAACGTCCGTGTCGGAAGCCTTGCAAGGGAAAACCCCGTCGGGATCAACGGCGGCAAGCAGATATGCCATGGAAACACAGAACTCCACTACATCTATCGCTACGTTACTAACCAAGTTCTCCACGTTCGAGGCCGAGATCGCTCGCAAGAAGATGAAAACGATCCATCAATACTATCAATCCCCAAGGAACATATCAATGGAGAGATCAGCGGGTTATGCCACTTATAATGAGTATGACCCGAAGACAGTCCAAGATATAGATTTCAAGGTCAACATCAAGGAATCCGCTGAATCTCCGGTAGCGAGAATGATGTTAAACGACTTGGTGAAGGAATTATGGATGGCCGGAGCCATTTCCGCAGAGCAAATGTTATCACTATCATATTACCCCGGATCAGACCAGATACTTCAGTCCATTCAATCCAACAAACAAGCGGTTGAGCAAGGTGGAAATATCCAAGGTATCCCATCGGATCAAATGAACGCGATCAACGGACAGGTTGATCAATACGCGCTCAATAAGGCACGACAAGCCTTGATGTCAGCATAGAGGATAAAGTGTAATGTCACTTTCTTTTCCCTTCTATGCTCATTAGGTGCCTTATCCTAGCCTTAATCTCATGAAAGTTTATAGGCTCGAACGACAACGATTCTATAAGGCGGTCTATCTCCCGTCTTACAGAATCGTTTCTTTTCTTGTTATGTGATCGTGTCTTAGTCATCCATGGCACACATATAAATCCAAACCTTGCCTTCAGGAGCGTCATCGTCAAGGAAATAGAAATTTATAGCGTCCTCGATGATTTTCTTTTCAGCGTCATGGTCAAACCATTCCGTGAATTTAATCTCCTTGTCATGCCAGTTCGCGTTAAGAGCAACGTACACGTCCCATATGTTGGTATTTCCCGGTATGCTCATGCCTTTTATAGCGGTAGCCACCTGCTCCATATTCCAGTGCTCGCCTTTATGCTCTCCCGCCTTGCCTTTATGACGCATTGCCGCCACGTCCATCCTAGCAAAGCACTCATTATAATGAGGCCCACAAAAAACCTCATGTAAATCACGCATAGCCTCGTCATACGCCTCCGGGTCTTTCTCCCTTAACTTTTCCATAGCCTCCTCCATCACGTCTATGGAGGCCCACATCTTCTTCTCGGAGCCTAGTCCCTTGGCTTGGTACTCCCTTATCTGTTCCTTGTATCTCATATATCATATTATTATTCGGTAAATATTGATTTCAACTCCAAAAAATCCGCTTCCGTTATACGGATAGCGTTCGTTTCGCCTAGGATAAAATTCATAAGAGCGTTATCCGGAAGTTCCACCAATATAGATCCCTCCCCGATCGTACCCTTCAAGAATCCTTGCTCGAACTTATACGGCTTCATGCTCTTGAATACGTTCATAGCGTCATCGAATAGCTCTTCCTTGTCATAATTGCCATTCTCGTCAGCCGCAAACAACATGAATCCTTCCACTTTCTCAGTGATCTCCTTATCCTTTTGCACGAGGATGTTATGGACCCCCCTTTTAAGATACTTTCCAAGAGGCTTGAACGCCGTGTTCCCGGAGACGAAAGAGTCAACCCTTTCCTCCGCCCATATCTCCACCGAGTTAATTAGCCTGCTTTTTAGCTCTAGAGCTTGTTGCTTTAGTTCCATAGGACTCTTTCTTTAATTGTTCCACTTCCTCTCTCAAGGTACTGATAGCATACCCTTGTCTCTTGACCTTATCGATCAATTCGATAAGCATACCTTCCTCACGTGTCATTTCTTACCTCCTTTTCCGCTATTCTTCAATTTAAGGAAGTCGGCGTATGGCATATCGGCGTATTTGGCCGTGTACTCAGCGAACAACGCCATGTTCTTGTTAACCTCCTCTGAGGCCGATTTCTTTATCTTCTTGGCCATTCCCAACAATTCCTCCAAGGCGGCCTTTCCGTCCTTGCTCTCCTCCACCAACGGACGCATGATGCGCATGTATTCACGGTTAAGGATGGACATTACCTTTTGGTAGGCCTGTTGATACTCCGGATTGTTATTGACCATTTCGAACTCGCTATCCGACATCTCGCTAACGAGCTTATCTATCTCGTCCCACACCGGATTACGGCTTTGGGGCTGTTGCGCAGAAGGGTTAAGCATACGTTGCTTCTGGATCTCCATCTGTTGCTGCGCTTGCTGGAGACGCTGAATGTTTGCTTCTATCTCGCTTATATTCGGATTATAAGGATTGCTACCTAATACAGGGTCACTCCCCCCTAAAAAAACATTTGTCTGCATGATAATACTGTTAGTGGTTAAAAAAAGGAAAGCGGCAAGCGCCCCCCTAGGGAGCACAAGCCACTAACTTTACCTTAAGCCGTAGGTGCCGGAGCGGATGCCGGGCATGAGCACGGATTGTAGCTAGGATAGCCTGTTACCGTAGGGGTATTTGGCAATACCAATTCTCCCGTGATCATACGGCAGGTTCTACGATCGGTGTAATTGACACTAGCCGTGAACGCCTTCTCGATCTCGCATTGAAGCAACTTGTCTTGGTAAGGACGAATCGCCGAACCTACAGCCACCTGACACCTCAATTCATCAATCTGAGCCTTCAAGACATCGAACTGGTCTCTTTGGTTCTTGTATAGACCAAAATCAGCGTCTACCTGTGACTTGTACAATCCGAAATCAGCGTCTACCTGTGATTTCCACAAGGCGAATTTCTCGGCGATATCCGTCTGGCGGTGATCGTAATCGGCTTGCATACCTGAGACTTTCAATCCCCACATTGCGTTTGTAAGCGATAACGCCTCCTCACAGCCTTTCTCCCAAGCCATGAACGCTGTCGGAGCGCCTACCCCGGAACCACCACCGCCACCTGTGGTCGTGTTGATGTTAACGTTCTCCGGCATACCGGCTCCCCAGCCACCGCCGAACAAGCCGCCACGGTTACGTGACACCGCCCAAGCTCCAAGAGCCGTACCAATGATACCCAATGTCAAGCCGGCGTTACCCACGCCCTTGCTTGCGTAATCCTTGTGCTCATCCTCATGGACGATCTCTTTCTCTTTAATGATTTTCTCTGCTTCCATATATCATGAATTTTATGGTTATTCCGGATTATCCCGGACACCACAAAAATCCACAGAAGTGCCTTGCTAAATAAATATCTCCTTGCTAGCTTGTTGCGAGGTTGTTGCTAGTTCTTTGCGGAAGGGGATGAGACAAAAAAAGCGCCGCCAATTTGTATTGACGACGCTTATTGTTGTTGTTTAGACCTTTCAAACTAAAGGCATATACAACGCTTAATTTTTATGGTTGGTTACTTTTTATATCTACCGGTTCCACCTGTTTCCAATACATGCATTGTAGCGTGGTTGGACTAGATATATGTTTTTTTCTATCTGAGTATTTATCAAAACTATTCCTTTCTAGGAATTCATTATACTCCTTAGCTTTTGGTTCATCTAAATTTTTCATATCATTCTATTTTATATAGCATGAAATAATTTTATATGGTAGACAGGAACTCTGACAATGAATCCATGTCCGAAAATTCTTTAACCTCACTGTCCTCATGCATATTTCTCGGTTTATTTCTATTACCTTTTACTATTTTCATCATCAGATCTATAGAGTCGCTCTCATTCTCCATAGAGACCCTCACTTTATCCAAGGCCAAAGCCTCTATTGTATTGCATAACTCATCCGCAAATGATCGAGACATAAAGTATACATCCTTAAAATCTATACGTACACATGGGCTATTCAAATCCTTAGCCCTCATATAGATTTTTTTAGCTTCTGTCCTAGAACGAAGCTCTCCCCTTATCAATTCTGATATCACAATTGTCTTTTCCATGATCTTCATTCTAAATATTCATAAAAATTAAACATCCTTTCCTCTTTATATGGTATCCTTAATGCCACTATAGTTCCATCCCATTTTATATAATCAGGAAGTCCTATATATGATGTCTCTTCCTCTGACATAAGATGAAACGCTTGCCCAGACAGCAAAAAATATGTTCCTCCAAGTCCCTTAGACAACATTCTCTTGCAAGTACTTATACCATAACCACGATTCTCGGTATCTGGTAAATTTTTAGTCGATATACCCTTTCCCGCGCTTTTTAAAGCCTCCACATCGTTAGTTATACCTCCCTTGCCAGACTTAACATAACTACCCAGTATACTTATACCATTATCCGCTATGCAAATGTCTATATAACTCTTTGACGGATAATACTGAGCAAATATATAACCAAATTCACTCTCTGAATGTTCAGATATATTGTCAATCGTCTCAGTCAGCATATAAGATAAAGCCTTTCTCAACTCTCCTTCAATATTTAATTGCCTTATCATTATATTCTCTGCTACAGATAGTATATCGTTTTTTATGCTATCCTTGCTTTTACATCCCGGGAACTTTATTATAGGAATATATTTTTTCATAGAAAAATATTCCATATAATTATGAAAATCACTAACACTGTCAGCTACTACACCTCCTTCAAAATGAATAGAGTCCAGATAGCTTTTAACACTGTCCGATATATTCTTGCAAACCACATTCTTACCGCACTTATCTCTATAAAGCATAAGAGGCAATAAGAAAAATGGAGTCACAAATGCCGTATATTGGAAGTTCCATATGAAATCATCATCATCGGAATTCTCCATTTTCAGGATTATCCTGAATAGATGATTGAAGGCTTCTCCTATCCTAATATCATTTACCGCATGTGGCATATATATTTCCATAATGAAACTTTTCGTATACAACAAAGCCTCTGCCAAGGCTGGTTACTTGACGAGGCTACAAAATCACCTTTTACGCCGCAAATGTCGCAAAAAATTTTGTTATATGAAAATTTTTTCATAGACAAATCACATGCCTTACAACATAACGCACCCTCAGACCATACCGGATAGCTCCTCTTTGACGCTCTCCACCGTCCTCCTCAGGTAGTAACTCCTCCTTATCCTGTCCGGGTACAAGTTACGCATCCGGTTGACGGCTTGCCTCGTCATTCCAGTCAGATCGGATATGATATTGTCGCTCAACTTGCGATCGGCCAGTATGGTTATAGCCACTCCCCTAGCGTCAACGTTCCTCTCCTTGTTGTTGCTAAACATCATTACCGGATCGGTCCCGCACTCCTTGCATACCGCCTCTATCACTTTTTTGTAAAAAATTTCCACCTTATTCATAAACTTTTTATTTCGTGGTTTGTTTTACTATCAAAGCCGGACACAAAAAATGCACGGCAGAAAGACTTATAAGAATCTTCCCGTCGTGCGTGGCATGAAAAAATAATCAAACTTCCGATCCGATTATTTAGGGAAGATTCTTTTTTTTTATCTTCCCTTTCCGGTTCGTTCTCACGAAGTCACCATCAAACTAATATTAAATTAACCATGAACAAAAAACGTAAACCTGTTGTTATTCAAACGACGAATTATTATTACTAGTTAATAGGGGCTTCCCTGACGTGAGTCATGGAGGCCTCACCAAATCCTACAGAATCCACCCAATCCAACGTAAGGTGATAGTCCATGTTTCCCGATCCCATAACCGGCAATAACACCTATTCCCCATCTACGGGGGGTGATCGTCTTGGTTATATACTCAGTCCTTCTATAAACCTCGATGTAATCAAGATTAGGCTTATAGCCGGATATTGACAGCCGGTAATCATCCGTCTTGTACTCCTTGCTGGTTATCGGCACCGGGACATATACAGGTTCCTTTACCGTGTCGCCGTCCAACGTGATATAAACAGGAAACGGCTCAGGTATTGTTTGTACCAGTGTCTCATAGACCGGGTACGGGATGCTGTCATGTATCGTATCCACCTTGGCGGACGTGTCGGTCTTGGATATCGAATCACTAGCCACATCCCCCCGGATATGGTAGCCAGCCGTGAAACTGGCTACCAAGCACACTAGTATTAATATTACTTGCCAAGGTTTCATATATTACGATACTCCTCCTCGGCATTAAAACATGGACACATCTTCATCCACTCGTCCGGTTCAATCTTACCGTTACCGTTAAGATCCGGGGATAGGTCACGATGACCGCAGATCCTACTATCCGGAAACTGTACGACCAAATCCAACAACAGCCTTATAATCGACTGTCTCTGTGCCTCCGTACGTGTATCATCCGGATTCCCGTCCGGATCAAGACCACCCTCATAGCATATTCCTATACTGTTCTTGTTATATCCGGTCACATGAGCCGGAATCAATTCCAATGGACGCATAGATACTATCTCCCCGCTCTTCCGGATATAATAGTTATAACCCGCGGAGTTGAACCCTCTCGCCTTGTGGTCTCTCTCTAATTGCTCAGGGGTATAATCCTTATCTACCCTAGTGGCCGAACAATGGATCACGATCAAGTTGATTTTCCTGTTAATCGTTCTCATATCAATTATTTTTTATACTTTTATGCGCTTTGTTAACTTTGTTCCTCTATCATAACCTGTGACAGGCATGATAGAGGCGTTTTTTACATCCAGCTCCCCTATCCTTTTGGATCTGGGGAGCCTTTTTTATTCTTTGTCTTGTTATACTCATCCAAGAAATTGACCTTGCTGATAAATTTCACGGCGGCAACCCAATACAAGAAGGCTATCACTTTGTTATCCGGGAATACCTTGCCCATGTTCTTCAAGACATTAGTACCGTAAAACCATATCATCGCCCACGTGATCCAAGACACGAAAGCCTTGGCGTTATCCTCCGATATATCCATCATCACGCCTATCCAGAACGAGATGATTATGATCAGGAAATAGACTAGCATGTACACCCAGCTACGGATGAACTTGCTCTTCCGGAAATCCCCGTGATCCGCGGCCAACCCCCAGAACGTATCGATGAAGGCCAGCGACAGGATCACCACCAAAAAGTTCTCGATCGGCGACACAAAGTCCATCGCCGTTACTACGGCAGCTATGGCGATGGACTTGGCCCAGTTAGCGAGGTCGGATATGTAGGAGAGGTAGCGGTACATAAGGTTACGTTTTATGGTTTAATGATATCATATACATCTTTAATGCGACCAACTTGTATTAATTTAGGTTCAGCATTTACATCGAAAACACCCTTATTTGCTAGGCTAATTCCCGCCTTAACTCCAATATCCCTTGTTCCTAGAGATACCTCTTTTACCGAAAATCTTTGATTTGTGTTCATCGCATATAAACTTCCCGCTGTTATAATCCTACAGAAATCACCAACACGACCATCATCAATGGTTATACCATCTATCTTACCATCCGAATTTTCCGCCAGTCTAAAACTATTGTTGCCATTAAATATAATCCCCATACCTCTCATCACCTCTATGGTATCCGTGTTTTTTAAACGAACGACATTATCGAATGACGGATAATAATCACGCCCTACAGGATACTGTTCTATAGTTGCAACATTTCCAATAGCGTAAAGTATCTCATCAATGATTTGATCATTTGTATAGGTCGATGGTTCAGAATCATCTGTGCCATTGTAATTCTTGTTAAAAACAATATTATATGACGTGCCATCTATAATGACTGTCAATGTCTTATTTACAGATGAACAATCCCCCAATCTTTTACCTAATGAGTTCATATAGGTATTTTCAGGATTCCCAACGGCGTTCTCACCTATATCCCAGAGTCCGCAAGCCCACCCAGACAAGCCATTTCCACCGTCACGGTATTGGTATCCGTATTTTTGATTGAAACCATATCTATTTATGAACTCATTTGACTCATTGGACTTTCCGATAATTAAGGGGAATGCCGAGCTTGACTCATCAAATCTTACAGATGAAGAACTTCCGGTTGATTTTGATTTTATTTTCAAGCCAAAACCTCTTAGACTAGAATTATCAAATGGTTGCGGATTGACATCAATAAACAATTCATATTCGGCATGATCGGCTTTTTGATTTGCCGCATTTTTACTTATGAATGGAGAATCATTATATCTAATAATACCCTGATTCTCCCATTTGCAATTAATGAAAATCATTTTATCGCTTTTCCCCGTGCCCATTGGTTGTATGCTTCCTAACACATTTATACCACCAGAATAACCTCCCTCGCCATTAGCAATAAATGTGCAATTCTTGAAGGTTAAGGAAGAGGCATTTTTATAATCCGCATTTGTATGTGAATAGAATGCGTGGGCTTTTCCTTCTATCTCACAATTTTCGCAAATAATGGTTTGACCGTCCGACATGCCAATCCCCAACGGATGCCAACTAAGCCAATTAATTGCATCACCAGTGTTTCCCTGATGCCATACCTTGGAATCGGTACATTTCAATAAATAGTCCTTACATCCGGTCGCACCACCATCTATATGTATTGGATAACGGATGTTACGACCGATAACAGTCATTCCACTTAATTCAGATATTGATTGGAATGTTATGCCTTCATATGATGAATAAGCAAAGCTACTTCCCAAATTGTCAGGAAGGGAAGCTTGAATTATACACGTATTGCGCCCACTCCCTTTTATATTTACATAATTTTTTGTTTTAATAAAAGCGTTCCGATTTACTGATAAATGGTAGTCTGATGCTTGTTTTGCCTCAAAAATACCATTCACAACCAAATCGTATACATTTGAAGGCGAAGCATCAGTTATAGAATCGATCGCTCGCTGTATCGCGTCATTACCATAGAAATCGGCGGTAGTATCCCATCTATCCACCCTTATAATTTTAGTGGTAGGGCGTAATATTTGGCCTATATTTTTATCTAATTCACGAACCTTGTCATTTAGTTTTTCCTCTCTGCGTATATTGATATTTGAAACTTTCACCACAACCTCCTTTGTGACCGTTGAATCTTCAGGAAAACCATTTTGATAATAGAATCTCATCCTGTCATAAGAGGCTATATCCTCATAAGTTATAACGTACTCAAAATTGATGCTAAGAATTACTTTGCCATCTGTTTCAGTAAACGTCATATTATTTTCCAAGGTAATATTTGTATATTCCGCTCCTGATACTTTTTGTATTCTAATCTTCTCTCTTTGCAGCTCTTCCACGGTTTTATTAGTATAAGTTATATCTACATCTACCACAATTTTAGTACCCTCAGGATAGAGAAATTTGTTAATGGTATCATCTAAATATATTATACTGGATTTTCCTGTATATCCAACAGGTATATGGTAAGAGGTATTAGAATCTTCAATCGCACCATTTACCACTGTGCAATATGGGTCTATTGATATATCCTTAAAATAATCAATTTTAGAATCTATACTCTCAAGGCTTTCTGTTAATCTAAACTCACTATAATAAGAATCGTTACCATATAATAAAGGTTCTACCTTGACTGTACTAGACGCCGTTTGTAACATATCCGTATAAAGCGACCAATCAAATACAATATCAATAGCATAATGTCCTTTATCACCTAATGCGTCTTTTTTATATCTGATTATACCTTCTGGCTCACCATCTATTTGTTTTATAATAGAACCAAGTACATAGTCTAATGTTTTATTATAAACTTGAAACATTATTTCCCCTGTTGTGGCAACTCCAATCACCGATAAAGCAATATCATGATCAATATATTTTTCATCAACCCATACCTTTATATATTTGATACATTTCACAATATATTCCTCTTTTCCAGAGTATGATAATATTCCTTTATAGGATGATTCAGCTTTCCTACAATAATAATCATCTTCGCATACCCAATTAGTCCAAGAATATGGTGCGTCGCTTGAAGCAGTCCATCCTACGCGATGGAAACTACGTGAAGGATAATAAGGGTCTTCCCTATAAACTGGATTATGCGCTTGTATTCGTTGGTATACATATTCAGAATCTACTCCACCATTTGGTAAATGATAAAAAGTGAATCGTTTGCCAAAATTATCATCATCGTTTAATAGTGTTACTCCATACACACCATATGGCCTTCTACCATCATCTAAATCTTCAATAGATGTTATTTCTATATCTTTGAAGGAATTTAGTTTATTGTTCTCTATTTTTGTCACCTCCCCCCTCAAGCTCGTCTCCCTTGCGTCCGTGCCAATCCACGCCCCCGCCTCATGATCAGCCGTGAACTCGTACAAGAGACCGCCGTAATTAACGATCTCGCCTTTTACGTAGGGCTTGGTATCGGAGAAGACTGGGTACGTGTCTAGGCCGACCAAAGAGGATACGCCTTTCTGGTTAATCACGGCAACCTCGCTATCTCCGATCGTGCCCACAACACTGGTTGGATTAGAGGGGTATTCCAGATCATTCCAATGTGTGACACCGTCACCTATCTTATAACCTTTACCTCCGTCGATGACGATTCCTATCTCCCCTTCCGAAAGAACAGGGTTAAACTTAGCCCAGTTCGATGCCGTATCTCTTCTTTGTAATACTCTGTCCATATTCCTTAAATTATTTTATCATAATGATATTACTGTCCTTATAAGCTAATCCAAATCTTGTTTCATAATAACATCTGACGTAATATCCAGAGGCATAATCCTTCACATCCCTCATGATTACGTTAAAAGTTTTGTCTTTTATGAAATCCTTGCACATCACGGCATTATGCCCCATGTATCCTTCTGGGGCAGGAAAATACGGATACTCTCCTTCCTCCGCTTCTATTAGGTATATTACGTTATACCAGCTAGGTTTTACATTGTCGCTGTATCCTGTCAACCTAACGGTAATATCATCCAAGATAACATCACCCATGTCTATCACAGATAGTTTAGCGTGAAGATCATCATTATCGGTATACAAATCATACTCTGCCGTCCCTGATAGATATGGTCGCACGTTATATAGCTCGATCCCGTTCACGATTTTAGAGGACATTCCCGATAAAAGGTATCTATTCGTATTGCTTCCATCAGAAATATTAATATGATCCCCGTCTTTGACCGCTATAAAGACATCTTGCCCTTGCTCAAAATAGGTCCTATCCCCATATTCAGAAATGACATTCTCGCTATATTCTATTTTAGGCAAAACCGGTATCCTTTGATTTTGGAAGCGGTATAATTTAAAGACCCTCTTATCATGAGGATCTATCCCTTTAAGGATTTTCTCAAACCCATCTTTATCGTAAACCGTTTCCATCATATTATATCCTCCTTGCTCCGTAACGACGATATTATAGATGCCATCCTCATCCACATTGACAGAGGAAACAACCTTACAATGCCCGGAAGTCCACAAAATATCACCTATGTTTATTTGCTCGATATCAACATAGGTGATCTCCTCGGCAACCTCCGGAATCTCCGTCGTGGAATAATATATCTTTTGACCAGATATATAAGATCCAAAAGTAGAGCAAACGGTACCATAATAAGAGCCTCTTCTAGTGTCCTGTCCGTAACCTTTACTATATAAAACACTTCCCTTATTCTTTACCGCCGAAAAAAAGGAGGAGAGACCACGGTTATAGTAAATGTCGTTACCAAAATTAAACACGGAGCTATAAGGAAGGCCACTTATAGCCCCACTGTAATATGACAATTCTTGTGAATTACGAGGTATATTACCTTCGGGTTGCCACGTCGTGAAAGTTTTATCTAAAAACGCCCTCATCAATCGATCCTCATAAGTCTCTCCTGATCCTCCCGATCCTCCGGAGACCCAAGAACCCCAACCCGATGTGGTACGATATCGGGAGAACATCTTCCCGCTTGAGGCTATGACTATTTGCACGGTACGGCTTAACTCGGTATACTCCGTCCGGAAATAAGGGAATAATAGAAGTAGGCCTCCGTAACTAGCTGGTGCGTTTTGAGGAACCGAGCTCGATATCCACGAGTATATCCCGATATGAGAGATCTCATCTAAATTGTTATCCGAATTTAAAATTCTTCTGTAAGTGAAAGTATTGTCTACGGTGTTATCCAATATGGATTTTTCAGCAGGCCTGTTCCAATCACCCCATTCTCCACTACCTTTATACCTGACATACATTCTCCCATAGTAATCGAAGACTTGCTGGACAATTCGTTGTTTTAAGACATCTTTATCTAGGAGATAGGGAAATACGCTCATTAAACCTAAGCCTTGTACCGGGGAATTTAGAGGGACCTCATCATTTACCCATGTATAAATTCCAATTTGAGTACACAAGTCTAAATCATTTGAGCTTTTTAAGTTCACACGATTCAAAAATGTTTCATTAGAAAGCGTTTTCTGGCTAATGGATACATCTTCGCTATTCCCAATTTCTTGTACGATACCTTCTGCCTTCAAATACTCAAGGTCATTCCAACGGTTCACGCCATCACCGATCTTTCTCAATCTGGTATCCGTCTCAAATCCGACCTCACCTTCCATGAGAATAGGGTTCACCTCTCTCCATCTTGTCGACGTATCTCTTCTTAACTGAATTCTTTCCATAGGTAAATAATTTATGAGTTACACCAAATAAGCGTCAGCCCCACCGCAATCGATGGTTCTTGTCCCACCATAATTACTATCAGCCCTACCCCCGTCAAAGATAGAGGCCTTTATCTCGTTAAGTGAGCCTATATCAACGAACTTACTAACATTGTCCTTCCATACGTAAAGATGATATGGGGAGGAAGTTCCTACAGCGTAAGCGTCACCGATATTAGCGGTGGAAGGCAAAGCATCCGCCGTATCCTTGAATCCCAACAAATCATACCCATCCCCCTTCTCTCCCTTGGCCCCAGTATTTCCCATAGGGATTCCAAAGTCGAAAATAGCGTCCTTATCCCCGCTAACGTTCGTTACCGAAGCCTTGCTACCTGCGGGTAACGTCTTTACCTCCCCCACCTTTACGCTTGGCGTTATGTCAATGAGCGGAAAAAGATCATACCATATCTCTTCATCGTAGCTATATTTTACGTATCCACCAGCCAAGCGAAGGTGTGGAACTTGTCCGTTGTCCCCTTTAGGCCCCTGTGCCTTGAAGCCGGTATCAACGCCATCTTGAAACCAATTTCCGTTAGAGCCTATGGTTATGTTACCCCCGACCGGAAGGGCGTCCGTTATCCTAGTCCAAGAGGAGTCAAGACGGAAGAAATCATCGGCGATACAAAGATCATAGGTGAGTTTCTCCGTTATCGTCTCCTCGTCAAGGTTCTTGTAAGTGATTATGATACCCTTCCTTCTCATCCAGAAAGGCAATTGTATACGGGTATCCCCCGCCGATCCCATCCAAGGCAAATACACGTTGTTGCATTTCCACAATATGGAATCAAGCCTCTCTTTCGTCCTAGCGTCATATACGGCCTGAATGTATGTCAACGGATAGATCGGAAAACGCTCGTTCTTATCCTTGGCCAGCTTGTCTAGCTGCTGTACGCTATCCCTCTCGTAACCCTCGCAAATATCTTTTCGCTCTTCCATGATGTATCGTGCTTTAATTCGTTATACGTAAAATATGTTGTAGCCGGCGTTAAGTCTCAAGATCAAATCAAGGTCGTTAGCCTTTGACCAATCCTCGCCTTCCTTTTTGTAAAGGGCCAGCTTGAATACGCTCGTATTATCCAACTGATCTAATTTGTAGATATTCCCGGCCAAATAGAAAGACTTACCTACCCTTATGCGCAGATCGCCGTTCTCCGTAAGATCGATATTCTTACGGCCTTTGTACAATGTCCTTACCTTCGGCTTGTAAACAGAGAATACAAGCTTGAATATCTTTCTGATGATTTTGTATATGAATTGTCTCATGATTATGATGTTTTAATAGTTATACGGTAGCTCCGGTAGCGTCGACCCAGTTCGTGCCTGTCCACCAAATAGGCTTACCTAATGTTGTGTCAAAAGTTGGAAATCCTACAGGTAACTCAGTAGTAGAAGGTCTTGAGGTCGATGTACAGGAATCTACACCCGAAACCAGATTAAATTTTTTATTGGCTGTATCAGTACACACATATAAACCTTTTCCATTTGCCCGAACAGTTCTATTTTGGTAAAGTGCTCCAATTCCACAACTAAATACACCATTTGGGTCTCCTTCTCCTGTAAATAGGCCTAAGTTACCCTTTAATAAAATGTCTCCATTTCGGGTAATACTTGTAACTATACTATTATCTGAGACAAAATAAAGATTATTTGTAATTGGTGAAACTCCTATTCTTTTCTTCGCTTCACCTGCCGTTAATAATATTTCTAATGTACCACTCCTAAGACTCGCATCAAAATGAACATTGGCATTATCCCTCCCTTCTACATTTCTAAAATTAAAATGATAATCTTGTGCTGGAGTACTCAAATTAAAACCAAAAAAAGCATTAGTTTTATTAATTACCATCATATTGGTAAGCCCATTTCCCCCTGCAATATCATTTCCTACTATCTTGAAATTAGAGAGAGCATCATCCCTATCCGTCCCATCAGGTTCTATTGTATTAGAACCTTGACCTATGCCCCAACAGATTTTCCCATTATTACCTACAAAATAAGTAGCTCTTCTGTTATTAGCCTCAACAGGATCTCTATCATTGCTAAGCATCATGTAAGGATGCCAATTAGCTCTCACCATGAATCCTCCTCCATCATGCTTGCCATCCATTGGGTTTCCTTCTGTCATAAAGAAGTTTCTAATCTGGGAGCCATCTCTTGATGGAAGATTATATGTATTCCCTTTTGATTCATCCTTTACGATGATATTATTAGACACAGTAGTATACACCCATGTAGATGGAGTATTTCTTTCATACCCATAGTTTATTTCTTGTGGAATAAGCAACTCCCCTCCACCAACGTTATCTAACTGTTTTATTGTTTCTTTTATGGAATCCAAATTTAGGTCTTTTGAGCTAGAAGGAGAAGCCCCGAACATCGTACATGATAAGTCCCCATTTAGAATGCCCGAAAGAGTGATATTATCAAAAATTCTCGATCCATCTTCCATTAAAGAAGTTCCATTCAATATTACTATTCCATTCCTCAAACTCCCCCCTTGGAATTTCAACACGCAATTCTCCGGCACCTCGATCGTCTGCCCAGCGAGGCAGTAATCGTACTGGATGATATAAATGGTGTTCGGTTTTCTCATCATGTGTTGCGTGAGCGTGTTCACGCCGTTCACGTAATGCTTCCGGAGATACACACGTCCCATGCCGGAGTAATCCTTCGGGGCGTATTCCTTGTCTTTTAATTTTAAGGTCTGGTTATCCGTAACGGTTATATCCTCCTCGTCCGGAAGGTTGGTTATGCTCTTGTTACCTATCAATTGCTTCGTAGCCTCGGAAAGATCGTCCGGATCGACGGAACCGGGCTTCAAGTCCGTTACCTGCTGGTTGGTGATGTCGATTATCTCGTTCCTCAATCCCCTCCGGGTGATATACGTATCACGGATAACGTTACCCTCATGGTCTCTCCAAGCACGGTCTACCGTGATCTCCGGGGTAAGGTCGATGTCCGGCTTGAAACCGGCGGGACGGGCTGATACCGGGGCATGGCTCTTGATCTCATCAACGACATCCCCCATATTATTAACCTTGTCCTCCGCTTTCTCTACACGATTATCAAGTTTTTCCGTATCTTCTCTAATATCCTCTATGGCATTGTCTTGTGCCTCCAACTCATCGGTAATGGCCTTTTGGCTCATGGTATCAACTTCGCTATCACCACGGGAATCGAGTACGCTTACGTAACGCTCATGCTTCAGCCACTCTCCTTCCGTACCGTTCCAGTCCCCACGTAATATGGCCAGCTCGTATGAGGACAAACCATCATAGCCATAAGTGGCGGTAGAGGTCTTTACTTTCAGCACGACGACACCTTCTCCGATATTCGTAGCCTCGTTCTCAAATTCGGTAATAGAGAAAAGATCCTCTTTCTTGGAGCGGCATACGCTTCGTGTATCAAAGACATGATCCATATTCTTGACCCATATCACCTCGATAGAGTAAGTTCCTTCTTCCAACCCTGAAGGAATGTCTACATAAAGCGTGCCTTTGTCCGCTCTCGCTTGAAGTAGATATTTCTCCCGGTTGCCTAATAGAAAAACCTTTACATTAGATCGGGAGAAATCCTCTTTCACCGGGCTTATCCCCTTGTAAATAGTCCACTCTACCCGAATTAACCTGTCCTTGAATATGTATACCATGATTCTATAGTCTTGTTATTGATTGGAGTTGGCCCCGGATGGATTGACACCCATAAGAACCAACGCTTGATTAAACATACTGTCCGCGTGCTGATCCCTGTAAGTAAGCAACGTGAGGCCGGATATATAATAGATCAGCGCCTTTTTCAGCTTGGGGCTTACCTCCAAGCTATCCGTTATATCCTCGTCCGTTATGATCCCAATCTCGAACGTGTCGGATTTATCCTTCGCCTTATATAGCTCCAATGTCTTACCCGGCCTCATGGTCAACGCCAGTTTAGGTCTTTCCCATGTCCCCGTTGCGTATGGATCCGACAGCGTGGCGTATTCCTTATCGTTCCAATAGATAGGATCTGAAATAAATAAAGGCCATGATGATAGCCTAGCGTAACAAATCCGAGAGTAGTTCTCCGGCAAGCTTACATGAGCGACAAGATCTTCCTCTATGGTTCCGTCCGTTATTATCTTGTTCGGTTCCAACAGGCTCCAGTCCGCATTACCGTTCACGAAGCGCAACGCCTCCGATATCTTGGACTTGATAATCGTGTCCATTTCCTCGTTATCCTGCGTTCCTAGGAACTCAGCGTCATTAAGCCCGATCTCGTCTATGCAGATCTTGACCTCACTCACTATGTCGCTCACGCTAATATCCATATCATTTCATGTTCGGGAACGAGACACTTAATTTATCCTTTAACTCCTCAAGCATATCATCGTTCTCCACTTTATAGCCCATCTTGGCGAAATAGTCAATAGCATCATTCACGTTCTTTACGGTCTTGACCTCTTTCACTTGTTTTTCCCGGCCTCTCGAGTTCCTCATGACCGAGACACCAGACACATCATCGTCTTTTAACGTAGAGACGAGCCGGATAGACGTACCAAATCGGCAATCATTCTCGATAGCGTCTTGTACGAAAGGGTTGCTAGTCCGTAGTAAGGCGTTCTTACCATTGATGAAATTACCGCCCTTGAACTCCATGCTGACCCTTGTGCCGCAGTATATAGTACGGAGCATGCAATTATCCTTGCCTACCAACTCATATGTTTTCGTGATCATTCGATTGATTTTATTAGACCCACCGTGCGTTTGCTCCGGTGGGTCTTGTTTGACAATATTACAGTTTACACGTTGATCTCTCCCTTGTATGGTTTCCATGCCGTACCGTCATATACATATAATCCGACGGCGTGCGTATCGTCCGCTACGGTCAAGTAAACCACATCGTCCTTTTTCGGTGTAGATACGGAACTCAGGGAAGCCACGCTGGAAACGACCGTGTCAAGCATAGACAGCTTATATCCGCTCACTGTCACGTCCGGACCGATCATCATCGAGTTATAACCCGTAAGCATCAAGCAGTCATCCTGAATATAATATTGGGATTTGGCCTCCCGCACCTCACCGCCTTCCCCCTTGGAATGATCCACGGTAAGAGTCTTTCCTTTCTGGTAGTAATAACGCTTGGCCTCGGACATCGGGAAAGCGACGGCGCATTCCTCATATCCAAGATCGTCAAGGGCGTGCTCGACCTTGAAGTTCAGCTTTCCGAAAGTGGTCTCGAAAGAGGAGATATCGATACCGATATTCTGTTTCTTGACGAATGAGATATCCTTATGTTTCGTGAAATCGATGTTCAGCAACTTCTCGATGAACTTGGTACCGCAATACACGTCCATCTCGTTCGTGTTCGAGTACTTCCCGAAAAGCATACGGGTGATACCGATAAGGTCGGCGAACTCCAATGTCGAACCGATCTGGTAACCCAGCCGTAATTGTCTCAACACTCCTTTTTGGAAATACACGTATTCTGTACCTGTTTTCTTGGAGCCATACTTCAAGGACTTAGTTCCTACGCCGATCAACATCGTGCGCGTGCATTTCTTGCGGAAATTAGACAAAGTCCAATCCTTCAAGTCTTGCACGTTCCACTTCGCCTTCTTGTTGATACGCTCGAAGAATTCCGTCCACGTGATCGGGCATACCTTCTTCTGCAAGTAGGCGATCTCTTTCTTGGGATAAGCGGAATCCGGGGCGATCTCAACCTCGCTCTCGCTCATTGCCGGTGCCATGATATGCAATCCGGTGCCCGCTTTCAAGTCCGGCACATACATGTTCCCGCTATCATCCAACGGGCCGTTAAGGGCGGCAACCATAATACCGTTAGCCTTATCCGCCGATACGACATAGAGAACCAACGGACTTCCGTCTGAATTGCCCGCCTCATCATATCCGGTCACCCCGTCCACCAAGACGGTGTTGCACTCGGCGAATAACTTCTCGTCATTCTTGTACAAGCTAAGCTTTACCTCAGCGTCCTTGTCCGTGTTGGTCACAGCCGCCTTGGTAACGCAATCCATTATAGCCTCGCCAATATTGTAATGCTCCGGTTCCTTCGTGTTGACATGGACTTGCTTGGCGAGCTTGAGGAAATCCGTGTGCATGGGATATTTGTACGCCTGGAATTTACTGACGTAATCCTCTACCTTGTTCTCGGCCAGATCAGCGTCGGTGACCGCGGATCCGGTAGCCCCCTGCCCCTGCTGGTCAATACCCTTACCCGCCGCGTCCGGGGTCGCGTTCTCCAACGGCTTGCCATCATTGGGATCCGTATCACTTCCATTCCCCCCGATCTCCACGGCCATAGCCGCTCCACCGGTCAATACCGCCAAGACAAAGAACAAAGCCTTGACCCAAAACATCTTGTCTTTAAATAATTTATTCATCGCAAAAGTATTAATTGTTACTATTCTCATTATAAAAAAGGATTGTTCACGTCTTGCGTAACCGGCTTCTCCTGCCGTGCGCCTTGCCTCCCTCTCGGCCTTTCCTGCTTACCGCTAAGATCCTTTAACTTGTCGGTAACTTTCTTGTTGATCCCTTCCGCAACGCCTTCCTCCCGCGCGGCCTCCACGTCTTGGTTATAATTCATGCCCTTGGCCATCATCTCGAAAATAGACGGATCCAATTTACCGACGATCAAGTCATCCATGACTTGATACATCTTGCCTATAACCTCCTCCGCTTGATCGTCAGAAAGGCCCATCTCCGAGGCTTTCGCCCTTATCCCTTCCACGCTAGCCGGCATATTCTCCGACATTTGTTTCTCGATCTCGTCCTGTTTCGCCAGTTTCTCCAAGTAAGCGTTATGAGCGTCGGCCAGCTTTTGCGAATAATCGGGATCATCGACCAAGGCTTTTAAGTCAAGCCCCTTGTTCTGTACCATCCACACCACGGGATCGAAATCATCCTGATCCCTAGCGGCTACCATCAACTCGGCGAAAGCTGGACTCTTCGATAGGTTCTCCCGCATTTTCTTAGAGTTTCCCTCGTAACCCTCATACTCGTCCATGAACTGGTTGACCGAGCCGTAGTAAGCCTCCTCGTCATCCATGTTAAGATCCGGATTCCGTTTGGCGTATCTTTGTCTGAATCTCTCTTTGTTAGATATATCTGCCATACCTTAATCGATTTTGTTTTAGGCAAAGGAAAATAATAAGGTATATCCGTTTTGTTATTTTGATTATTTTATTTAACCCATGAACCCTAAGAATAATCAAACATGTGAATCTATTTTTTATCTTTGTGATGTTCACCAAAACAAGCGTTCTTTATGGTTAATGGCGTAGATTTCATCCCAGAGCGGGACATGGAGCTTTACGAAGCTTATAGACGTGCTTTGAAGATGAGGGAAGTGAAATCCCACCGAGAGGCGGTAATGAGGGCTATATCCTCACATGCCTCTAGGTTCTGGATCTCCACCCTTCAAGCGTATAGGGGAATCCTGCTGATCAGGAAGGGGAAGACCAAGGAAAAGGGTCGATCGATCAGGAACAAGATGATCGATGACATTTATGAGATTTACAAAGAGCTGGAGAAAAAGAGAGAATTCAAGGGAAGCTCCGTTTATTTCATCACCTCTTTCGCAGTCTACCAAACGGCCCCCTGTTTTTACATATCCTATTCACGGGCGTTGGCGATAATACAACGCATCAACCGGGAAAGGAAAAATGGAAGGTAAGCTAAAAAGACTGATACCTTCATTAATAATCGCCTTGACAAGCGTCATACTCCAACTCGCTGGTAAACATTTCTATTTCGATACCAATTCCATACCATACGACCATTTCCTTTACACGTTCACCCACGCCAATATTTTTCATTTATCATTAAATCTTATCGCCTTATTCCAGTTTAAGCCTCGTGTGAAAACATGCCTGATCGGTTACGTGTCTTGCGTCTTGGCCTCGTTCGTACCACTAGCCTCATTGCCGGTTCCTACATGCGGCATGTCCGGATTTATCATGGGATGTTACGCCCGCAGATATCACGCCTATAAACTAAGCCTTTGGAGAATAATATTGAGCAATATCGTCATGGCGTTTATCCCCTTATTCAACTGGAGGATACACTTGCTGTCATTCCTAATAGCCTATATCATCTATGGAGTCATACAGAAAATTAGCGTTCACGGAAGAGGTTGAGTCTATATTGGCCGAGAATAACAAGAGGCTGAAAAATATATTCGGCACGCACGACCAATTCACGGGGCGTGGAATGGAGGGGCATAGCCATAGGGTTGTCATAGATGATTACCCTATAAGGGTACAGTGGCTTACCGAGGAGGTTTTCAAGAACGATCTGTATCAGGATGTCCTGAAAGCCGGTTCCATAAAGGACTACACGATAAGGTTCAACGAGCTGTACCCGGATTCAGATGGGATAAATGAGGAGGACGTGGCCAACATGCTATTTTGGGCCCGTTGCTCGAGAGACCCGTCCTTCGCCTTTTTCTCGTTATTTAAGATCAAGTCGAAAGAGGCGGGAGAAATGATCCCCTTCGAGCTTAATTACGCCCAACGTTACGTACTATCCGTTCTGGAGGAAATGAGGCATAAGGGAGTCCCGATCCGTATAATATTATTGAAAGCCCGGCAATGGGGAGGTTCCACCTTGGTACAGCTCTATATGGCGTGGATACAGCTATTCGTCATGGAAGGATGGTATTCCGTAATTATAGCCCAGACGAAAGATACCGCCAAACGTATCAAGGCCATGTATAAAAAGGTTCTCGATAATATCCCGGGATTTATATATGGTGTTGACAAGTTACAATTCGCCCCTTACGAGCATTCGGCGTCCGACTCCATAATCACCGACCCGTCCGGGAACAAGGTACGTGATAACGTGATAACCGTGGCATCTTATGAGAATTTCGAGTCAACACGTGGTATGGACTATGCCATGGCCCACTTCTCGGAGGTAGCCTACTGGAAAACAACGGATGGCAAATCGGCGGAGCAGGTTATAACAAACATAGACTCGAATATATTAGAGAGACCGTTGACCATGGAGATCTCCGAGTCTACGGCTAACGGCATGGCCGGTTATTTCTATGATGAGTACCAAATGGCCAAGGAGGGCACGTCATCCCGTAAGGCGCTATTCATACCGTTCTTCTTTATCGAGAACGACATGATAAGATTCAAGGACAAGAAAGAGACCCGGCTTTTCATATTGGATCTATTAGAGGGAAGGGATGTCACGACCTCCCCTAATGACAATAGCGAGCCGGGACAGTATCTATGGTCTCTATGGGAAAAAGGAGCTACGCTGGAGCACATCAAATGGTATATCAAGAAAAGGGCCTCGTTCCATGATCACGCATCGATGGCATCCGAGGCACCATCCGATGATGTCGAGTGTTTCAAGTATTCCGGTAATCTCGTGTTCAATATCTATACGATCGAGGTAATGCGGGAAAGATACGTATCACCCCCGGAGTTCATTGGCGACATATCCCAATCAGAGAAGACCAAGAGGATAATTCTCACCAAGAATCCGAACGGCCTGTTGAGAATCTGGAAGAGGCCCGATGATACAAGGACATCCAACGAATATCTTGTTATCGTCGATGTCGGTGGACGTAGCAAGAACTCAGACCCGTCATGTATAACGGTTATAAACAGGTGGAATTTACGATTCAGCGGAGGAAAGCCGGAGGTGGTAGCCAGATGGCACGGTCATATACGATATGACTGGCTCGCCTACAAAGCCGTCAAGATCGCCAGATACTACAAGAACGCCCTTCTCGCCTTCGAGAGCAATACGTTTGATAAGAAAAAATCAGAGGCATCCGAGTTCGTGGAGGAAGGCGATCATATTCGTGGCATACTGAAAAAGATAGAGGATATCTACCCCAATCTTTACATGCGTGCGGCGACGGATCCCGAGGACATAAGGAACGGCATATACAAGAAGATAGGCTTCCAGACCAACAAGAAGACCAAGCAGGACATGGTGGATAATTTCATAGTGGCGTTCGAGGACGATATGTTCATAGACCCGGATGAGCGCATGTATAAGGAGGCATCCAAATACGAGCAACGTCCGGACGGTAGTTACGGGAATATTCCCGGTCGTGGCAATCACGACGATATATTGATGACAGACATGATAGGAGCGCTCATATCAGAGGATATGCCTAAGCCTTCTATAATCAAAGAAGAATCAACGGGATATCTCGATTCATATCCAAAAAATGAGTCGAGTTTATAGCGTGCGCATGAACGTTTCCCTTGTAAAAATCAATATTAGATAAATAAAATACGACTTATTTTTTACTAATGTAAAATAAAGAGAGTATATTCGCGTAGTCACTGATTAGAATGTAAGACGTGACACACATTGTGGCGTTAAAGATATCGTCTCCTATAAAGACCTAAATTCCCCAAATTTATAAACATAACAGGGAGCCGATAGCAACAATACGCCCACGTTATTTGTATATATAATCTATATATAAGACGTGGGCCGTTGCTTACTACCTGTTATGTTGGCGTGGGGACGCCGGGTCTTGGTAGTTGCGACGGCGCCACGTTTTTTTATGCGTATATGGTATGTTATATATTTATAACCCCTTATGGCTCTCATCCGTGATGGACCGGAGTCATTACTTAAAGATATTACACTAGGTTGTATTCATAAAATAATTTTATCAATGTCATACCGCTCTTTCGTGAGAACCAGAGGTATATTTATGTCAAGGGGATAGCTTTGGAGGATGGGGGCACACTCCTTTCCTTATGGCATAAAATATAGTTTGAATAAATATTTCCCGCTTCCCTTGGGTGGTATTGGGAAGCATTTTAATACGGATATACCCACCGTTGCTATTCCGGGAGGATCGGCAATGATGATTAAGTATGTCTTTGTTTAGATATGGATTTAGATATTACAAACGCTCTCGTTCGTGAGAATCGGATCGTTTAAGGTTGTCTGAAAACCATTCATATAGATTATAGTTAAATAATAAAAACTCCCTTGTCCGTGAGGATTTGGGGAGTTTTCTATTTTAGATACCTCAAAACGATCAATAGCTTCATCCCATAGGAAATATACTTCGTTAGCAGAGCAAGTACGGTTCTAAAACAAATTAACTTTATTACCTATCCAAGGGAAAAAGAACGTATAAACCGAAGCGAACAAGAGTAATAAACAAGGTGTATGAAATTCCGTTGATAATTGAATGCAGAACAACCATAGCGATATGAATGCCAATGTTGAATATAATGAAAGCCGGAAAGCGCTATCTCCTCTTTTCTTAGAAAATTCATATACAGTTCCTATATAGTACAAAAAGAACGGTATAATGACCCTAAGCCATGTAGATACGCTAAGAACTTCCATATAAGTATCAAAAGCTTTTACATACACATGATTCTCATCGCTAAATTCGGATGGAGATGGAATATAAAAAAACGCTATCACTGAAAGCAAAGCGGGAACAAAAAAAGGAATATATTTCTTCTTTATATTTGGCATAGTCTTAAAATTTTATCCTAAAAGATCCTTCTTGTTCCAATTCCAAGCACAACTACACTCATTGTTATCATAAAGATAAGGCTTCCCGGTTTTATCATTAAACTTTATCTTTATACTTACCGTGTTTTCATTCTTCTTTATACATCCTTCATAAGCCGCCTGATCTATTTGCTGTGGAGTGAAAGAGAAGAACATATTACGGGAAATCCCATGATCATCATACCTTGCTACAATAATATATCTTATTTGTGCGGACATAAATTGGTTGAACCTATCTGTTTTTATCTGCGCATAAACACGCCCATCCTTTATGGTCGTAGTCTTTACCTGTACATAATAATAGATATTATCCTTTACCGCTATTATATCTACGCCCTCATCGACCATCATCCTATTTGCATTGTAACCGGAAAACAACAGCTCTGATATCACGGCGCATTCTCCGGCGGTGCCTGTATACTCCACGCTGGGCAATAGATCCACTATAGGTTTAGGATCTGATCTTTTTTTTCTCTTACTATATTTACCGTTAGAATATTTGAGCTCGGATTCGTCCCCTCTTCTCTTATCTATGGATATAAGTTCAACCACTTTATTTTCTATACGACTTCTCTCTTCAGAGTCAACTATCAATTCATCAGGATGAATTAATGAAACTATTATGTCTTTTATTTCTTTCATCCGCTTCGAGTCTGAATAATTTTTAAATACAGACAATATCAGCTCTATAGTCACATCTTGCTCAATAGGCATATCAATATTTTCTTCCATGGTAAAATAGATTTAGGTTTCACAAAAGTACTTCATTATTTTACATGAAGTATATTATACTATCTGTTTGATAACATATAGCGGGTGACACCAACGTCACCCGCCACTTCACCTATTTACCATTAGCTATCTCATTCATCATAGCTTTCAAATCGTATAACTCCATTTCCAATCTTTCATCATCTACCTTCTTCAAATACTCACCCATTGATTGATACAATTTGTTAAGATTGTTAAATTCTATATATCTACGATATTCATCGCTCATCATAAGATCATTCAATTTTTTTTGATACTCAGCCATATCAAAACTATCGTTCTGTGGATTAGACAATTCTTTACGATATCCTCTCAATCTTTGTCCGATCTTCTCCATTTCCTCCAGATTCTCATAATAAGCGTTATCTATGGCTTTCTTTCTCGTTCGCTCATCACCACTTTTTATAAGACGGTTCCCAACAGGGATATTCCTCCAGTCAAAATCACGACTACCCCAAGCGGTTTCAGCGGATTTGACCATCTGGGAACGTGTAGCCTCAATACCTCCGAAATAGCCGTCCAATATATGTTCTATAATGGCTGGGTTTAGGTTAACGGTACCCGTAGTGTATTTATCTCCTCCGGTCAGTTCATTGGCATATTTAGTCATTGCCAATATAGCGGGATCCACGCTCTTAAAAGCCTTTGTCCATTCCGGCATACCCTTGTTGAAATCGTTATCCTTATATAAAGGCAAACCTGTCCAATCCTTGTTATCTCCGGCCTCAATCAATGGCTTTACCGAGCTTGGGACGAAAGCGGAGAATCCTCCACCTCCCTCCATCATGTCCAAAGGGAGAACCTGTGACATTTGCTCCGCTATCTTCATGGCCATCTTTTTATCGGTATACTTCTCCTTTCCGGAAACTATTCCAGAGGACATTTCTCCTAGTCCATATATAGCCCTTAACTCTATGGGCATAGGAATTGTAATCCAATTTCCTCCACCGTTACGGAAACAGATATTATTACGTCTCACGTATTCCGGAAGATCGTAGTAATCATCATCTTCATCATCCCCAAATGCGGCCGCGAGCATAGGCATGATCGTGCCAAGCAAATAGAAAGAGGACGCTAACCCCAAGAATTTTTTGGGATTATCCTTGGCCAGCCTTCCGAAATTATACATACCTTGTACACCAGCGTTCCAAAATACATACATGGATCTTGACAATCCGGACGTGAAAGCGCTAGCGTTACCTATCTTGGTCTGCCCCTCAGTATTCAAGAATTTTGAACCCGCCCCTTTCTTATTGAAGTTTACGGATATCTCCTTAGCGTCATAAATGGATTTATCCATGCTTCGCCCCATTTCCCTAGAAGTAAGAAATGCGGCGAACCTAGCGCAATTCTCGACGCTCTTATTGAACAAGTCCATCCATTCGCCTAGTATTTTCAAAGCCTTTCCGATAGATACCTTTTGCTTGGAGTATTGAAGCTCTTTTTGGATCGCCTTCTTCTTGGCTTCCACGTCTCTCAAATTGGTGTATCCAGTCTCTCCTCCTCTCATTACAAAATCATGATATGCCTTATTCAAGGGATCGCTCATATCCAACGTACCGTTCTCATACCCCTTGACCAGACGATACATATTGATCGGGTTTACCATAGCGAAATTCTTATTGAACTTCCAAGCGTAAACAGGACTTTCCTTGACCCATACGGTAGTATTCGAATAAAGTGCGTCACGAAGGAAGTTACTTACCATGAAGTTAGGGTTACGTGTCGTAAAGTTAGCCGCCAAGTTACGGTTCAGCCATCCGGCGTATCTCTCCACGGTACCGAACCATCCTTTCGTATTATCCGGATTTGTAAGCCCGTTCAACGCTTGAGCGGCCCTTGGGTTCCCGTTTATGGTAAGCACGTATTCTTTGCCAGCTCTCTTTACGATCACTTGATGCTCCTTCAAGTCCTTTGGCAATATCTTGTAAGGTATCCCTATAGCATCCCTTGAACGCCTGACATTAGATCCTTTTTCATTGGATAGCTCCTCCATGCGTTTGTTGAAAGATTCCACGATAGACTCCACCTGTTCCGGATTGGCGTTAGATGGTATATCCGGGAAAACGGCGATCCACTCACCGGAAGCCTCGTCAAGACGAACCCACATTTCGCTTACGCTCACGAGATCCGTCTTATGGTTTTGCACCATTGTCAAAAACTTTTGCTTCATCAAGTTCCTATTCCCTTGCATGATTCCACTCTCTGCCATATTAGCGATCGTCGCTATAGGATCGTCAGCCTTGCTCTTTCGCCCAACGACAGTCTTTATAGGGGCGTTGAACGTCTGGCTTTCGGATGTAAGATAAGCGTAAACCTCATCTGCCGTAGTCTCCTCCCATCCACGCAAAGGCACATAGAACTGATACATATCCCTGATCGAATCAAACGTATTTTGGCTCATAAGCCCGCTATCCCGTTGCTTTGCCAATATAGCGTCAGTGGCTCTTTTGACAGAGGCCGATAATTCCGATGTATCATATCTTGACTCGTAATCCAATACGTATCTCCTTGCGGAATCCGGATCATACCCCGTGTTATCCTCGTTAGGATACATAGACGTGAATCCGCTGAAATCATCAGAAAGATTAGCTCCGTATTCCTCGGCAAGCCTATCCATTTCTGATTGCTGCTCTTCCCAAGACCCGCCGTTCTCACGTATCTCATTCCTTCTCCCGATATACTCGTCAAGCAGGGATTTATATGTTTCCGCGTTTTGTGACAACGCTCGTTTAACGGCCATTTCCCTGTTACGCTCAATACCATGCTTGGTTATAAGGTAATCCCTTATCTCATCAATGGAGGATCCCATCTTTTCCAAACGTGAGATCGCTTTTAAGATAGGCTCGAAAGCCGCTTTCCTATAAGCGTTGAACTCAGCTTCATTAACAGAGGAAAGGGCATTCTCGGCCATATAAGCGTTCTCATAATCCAATATACGACTCCTCGTTGCCTTTGCCACGGCATCCTGCAATGTTTTAAGCCCTAGCATAGAATCCTGAAACGCCTCCTGAAATTGATAGGATGATGTAGATAGGGTACGCTCATATTGATCTTTGGCGGAACCTACCTGTTTCTCTACTACTTGGATATCATTATCAGCGAACAATACCGACTCATTCCGTGCGTTCTCCCTAAAACGGATTGTTTTCTCTGCGAAAGCGAAATCATCCGTCTTTTCCCTTACGCTTTCTCCAACGCCTCTACCCTTGTTTTCAGCTCCTGCACGTCCGATGACAGTCCGCTCACCGTCGATTCCATCCCGGACACTTCCGTTCCTATCGCCCGTATCTCCTCCATCAAGTTGGTCTCCATAGTTGTCAACTTGGCCGTCAGTCTCTTTTCCATTTCGGTCAGTTGCGTTTTTAATTCCGTCAATAGCGTTTTCAACTCCCCTTGGTTTGTCGATATGGTCTCGTTCACTTTCGTTTCCGTTCTCATCAACGCCATCGATTGTCTCGAGTTCCCTTCCAGTACCTTTTGTTTCAGAAGGTTGTTTTCCTTTTTCAGGTTCAATATCTCTTGCGATTGATCCATTTTCGTTCAAATTTATATTGTTAAGACTTAATCTATTTCTCATCACGATATCCTCGGCCACATCCATCAAGTTTCCTTGCTCCAAGTTCTTATAGCTTCTCCAGAGGATATAACGAAGGTCATTATCCGATAACTTGAAATCAAGGCTAATACCGGCCTTTCTCAACATATCAAGAAAAGAGTCCTTGATCTTTTCCCATAACGAACGCTCGGCCTTGTTATCGAAACCACGTTCCGCTAATTCAGCGAGGTATTCCTCTGTAGCCTCACGCAAGTTAAGAGGATTGCCTTTAGTCCGGTCAATGATATTTTTCCGGATATCCTCGTTGGCGTTCCGATACACGTTATCAAGGAAAGTATCGAAATCATCCCCGAATAGCTCACGTAACCCATGATGCCCTACCACCTCATGGAGGAAAGTCCTTTGAGCGTCACCTACGGACGTGGAATTAGGTGATACTATGACTATCTCCCCGGTAGAAGTATCATACCAGCCTTTGGAATCTCTCTTACGGGCCAACATATTCTCATCCGTATCGGTTATATCGTCCACGTCATGGATTACCCTGACAGGGGTATTAAGCTTGTTTGACCAATCGTTGATTGAGGATTCAATAGTTTCAGCATTATTTAAATTAGCAGCGCCTTTATCACCTATAGAACGAAAACGAACGCCATCAATTTCTGAGGCCTGCTTAACAGCCTCATTTCTCGATATCTCATCATCGGCTTTATAAGTGAATATTTTCAAACCCGCATCGTATATCGCCTTACGAATGTCACCATCTACGTTATCCGGGACTACAGCGGCAGCAAATTCCTCCAAATATACAGGACGTTCAAACTTAGTCTCGAAGTACATTGCCGGATATTCATTCCTTATGGCATCCACCATCTCATTCAGCGTCTTCACATCCTCATCAGAAAAATCTATCCCATATTCTTCCTTTATATATTTTTGAGGGTCTTTGCTTCGTGCCGCTTCCGCCAACCTGTATAGACCGTAGTCGTCATATCCTTTGGCATCCGGTTGCAATTTTTCTCCTAACTCATGAAATACCTTAGACCATTTATCCCTGAAAGCGTCAACGTCAGCATGATCCGTAGTCAGCTTCCCTTTATCCTTGCGTATATCTTTCAGTGAGCCTTTAGCATCCAGCAAACTCGCAGCGAAATTTTGGAACGACGCACCTATTCCGACAGACGCGCTTCTTCCTTGCTTCTTCATAAACTTGGATACGTTCTCCAAGGTGTTAGGAATGTACTTTCTTATACCGGAAGGAGTAAATCCGTTAAAAATAATTTCTTTTATCCCGTACCTTTCATTCAATTTATCGAGCCACTTGTTAAAATCGCCTCGCATTCCATTTTCTTCTATGAAATTCCATGAATCGCGCATTGTTCCGTGAGCATCAACCTTGTCGGAATTGCTTATGTCATCACGTACTGATTTCATGAAGCTTTCTACCGCAGAGTAATCAAACCCATACTTATCGATTCGTTCAAGATCCGTCTTACGTTTCTCGTAGAGGATTGATCTTGGATTCATTTTACCTATAGCTTCTTCAAGCTTGGCTCTACGAAGTTTTATCGCCTCATTGTAACCTTCCGTACTAAATCCTTTATATTCCATATAGGCATCTTTCAGACGGGACAATTGCTTGTCAGACAAACCACTCATGGAGAACGATCCATTTGTGGCATCTTCAACTTCGGTTCTTGTTTTCTCCGGATATGAAGGCTTTGTACGGGCTATTTCCGGAGCTTTACCTTGCTCATATAAATACATATAAGCAAGACTATCCTCGCCTCTTCCATCCATATAGCTGTCCATCCCACTTTTGGTTGTCGACCGCATTTCCTCTGGAAGTTTTTGCAAGTCTTTTGAAAATGCGTCACTGCCTTTCCCTGAAAACTGCCTCTCTATAGTTGGATAAATGGGTGTCCATGCGTCTTGACTCCAAGTACCAGCATTTTTTCCAGTACGTTTCTCAATCATGGAAGAGGGAAGTACAAGCGATATGGAACCATAGCCAGTATGCGATTGTCTGGATATGTCTATAACGGCCGCACTCGGATTGGCGAAGCCTCCTTGTCTCAATGCTTTTCGAAGTTTTTCTTCACTGATATTATGTAACCCAACCAAGGACTTTTCGCCATTCTTATCTTTTACTTCTCGGAAACGAATACCACTATCCGGCCTTATCTCCTCAAAAGTGGGCTTTACCCTTATAACATGTTCACCCTCCCCTCGCTTATTAACTAGTTTACCGTTCTCATCTTTCACCAAGGTCAATGGATCGGTATAGTTAAACCGCCTTACGATCTCATAAACACCATCATCACCAATATTAGAAATCTCATAGATAGAGTTGTTTACCCTTGCCTCTTTCAATCCACTCTCCAGAAACGCTTTTATATGCTTCCGCTCTGCGGAGGTTATATAATCGTCTTTATCAACCAAAGACAATTTCTTTACTTTTCGGGGGGCAATATCTTCCTCCCGTTTAATTCCTTTATATTCAGAGAACGGTTTGGTCTTCCGGATTGAAGAATCAATCCATTTCTTGAACTCATCCAACGCTACCCCGGTAATGTTGCCTAACCCTTGCCAACCTTCCCCATAGTTTGACAAGTAAGCGGACCTTGCGTCTTCCAAGGAAGAGAATCCCATCATAACCTTATGCTCATCGAATGAGCCATCAGTATTCACCTGATCCACGACATACACAATGTCACTATTCATATCCGGGCCTAGGAATACGTCTATATGATCACCATCCACACTTTCAGTACCTCGAATGTAACCGTAAGTGTTGTTCATGGTAACAGACCACTCTTTTCCATTAGCGTCCTTACCGGAACGGACGGAACCGGAGGGCTGCTCTATGGTGATATCGAAACCGTTTATCTTTATATGGCCTTTCTTGTAATTGCCGGCCTCTTTCTGCGCCTCTGTTGGATTGGTATCAACCTTTAGCTCCTCTTCGTGCAATCTCTTAGCCTCAACTATGCGCTCGGCATAGTCCAATGGGGTCTCATTCTCCTTTGGAGAAGGAGCGACAAAAGGAACTAGTCCCCTTGATGAGCCTTCTTGTGTAGCTCCATCCGTGCGATCAATGTCGGGGCCAGCCGATTCTCTTCCCTCAACCTCTCCAGTTCCCCCGGTCTGATCAAGTTGTTCTCTTGGCAGTACCTCGCCGCCTCCCTCGCGTAAGCCATCGCCTCCGCTTTCGTCATTTCCTTCAATGTTTTCATTTTCTATCGGTTTATTTTGCGCTAAGATAGCGTCTATTTCATTTTGTTCGTCAATTATGGCCTGTATTTCATCCACGATTTGCGAATCAAGCTCGCCTCGCTCCTCATCAGTCAATTGTTTCTCCGAGAAATCACGTGCCATGCTTTCCTCATACGCCTCGTATTCTTCCGGGGACATATGATAATTCTCCTCGCACCACTCAGCGTAAGCGTTGTACTCGGCCTGTCTCTCACGCTCAGCGATCGCCTCACGGTTCCTCTTGACATAATCGATCAAGTCTCCACGTGTATGAGCGGAAGACAAGACCTCTATGATAGCGTCCCTTCCGGCGTTCGTATCGTTCTCATCGAAGAAGTTAGTGCCATTCTCCCTATCGGCAAGCTCCAATATCTCACCTGCCCTCTCTATATTAACACCGCCTTTCTCCGGAGAGGCGAACAATCCGAACATTCTTGCAGTCTCATTATTCCCGGCACCGGTCTCTTTCTTGTAACTGTCACGTGTCAATTTGATCGCCCCATTAGCCAGCATCATGGCCGCAAGCTCCTCTCCGCTCATAGGATCACCCATCACGGAGATCTCCTTCGCTATGACATCACCCGGCTTCTTGCTGGCCTCCTTGATATCATCATCAAGATTAGCCCAGAAATCAGCCTCGACCTTGATCGCCTCATATTCTTGTCGGGCTTTTATCAATGCGGCCTCGGCCTTATCCTCTTTTCCGATAGGGGCGTCATCGTATGCCTCTTGCGCCTTTTCCAAGGCATCGGACGCTTTTTTAAGGCTTTCATCGAAAGACTTTCTCGTCACCTCGATCTTCCTTGGCATCTTATCGCCATATTTATCATGGAGGAAATCCAAGGTCATATCCGTACCAGACGATACGAAATCTGGCGTACCATCTTCTCGCATGACCATGGAGGGATTCTCTACATTGCTAGGTTGTGCTATCTGATCAATGGCACCTTCCGTCTCAATCTCACTCGTTGGCTGGTTGATCGCATCTTCCACAGGAGGTGCAGAGGTTATCTTGGCATCAGCACTTGCTACATTATCATTCTCTGGCGACACCACATTAACTTGTTGAGCGTCATATATGGCATCTTGAAGATCAAGAATCTCATTCTCTGTTATAGGCATTGCGGGGGAAGAGCCATTCTTGGCTGTCACCTGCCCGGTTTCTCTATCATAAGCCGCAGGTTGAGCGATCCAATCACCGTTCTCATCTTGTCCTTGAAGGATAAACGCATTATCCCCGTTCCATATGATCAACCCCGGCTTTGGTAATTGCGTCTTGGGATTATGATGCATGGTCATGTCAAGCTCGGACTGGCGGGTAGCCAATAATTGATCCTCATAGGTCCGTCTCATATGACCGGCATCTTGCTCTACTATATCGCTCAACCTTTTCACCGAGACCATCCGATCCTGTCCGTTATCGGAAATAACGGCCTTATCTCCCTCGATACTCCTAACGTACACAGGTCTTTCCTCATTTCCCTCGCTAAGCGTAGCTGTGGTAACGATAGACTGACCATCAGGATTCGTGGTAACATAAGGAGTAATATTATTGGCAACGTAAGTTTCAACCTCATTGTCTATTTCCTCGCCTATACGATCCTGCAAACCGGATATCCTGAGATAATCAGCGTAGAAATCCTCGGCTAACGGACGGGCATCCGCATTAACTCCATCAAGAAGACTCATCACTTGGGCCTCGCTAGCTTTATCATCCACATAGCTTTCTATCGTACTAGCCAAACCCGGAACCATTCCAGATAGGGAAAGCCTTGTCTCTTCCATCTTTTTGCTCGCCGTCCGTATATCGCCCGGATCAGTCATATTTCGACCTTCTTCCTCTGCCTCGGCAAACCTAGACTTAGTTAATAGAGGAGGAGTTTCAACGCCTTGATCTGTTACATTGGAATCGGTGATAGGCTGCTGAGCCTGTTTGCCTCCTATTTTATCCGCTACGTATTGCGCACCTTTAGCCAACGCTCCGGCCCCAGTAAAATAAGCGCCGCCTCCCATTCCATAGACAAAACTCTGCAATACACCATCGGTCAAATCCCTTTCCGGATCCGCACCTGTTATCTTATCCGTTATATTCTCCGCTAGCGTGGAAGATACCTCTTCGATACCTTCATTTACAGGCTCGAAAAACATACCGAATTTTTTATAGAACTCTTGCATCTTACCCATTATGCCACGCTTGATAGCCTCTTGTGCCTTTTCCTTTCCTAACGTCTTGAATAAGGTTGACATCCAAGCCTTGGATACGCCAGCGCCCAGCATCTCAGACAAGGATTCTGCCGTACCAGTAAGAATAGCGTTAGATACCTTTGCGAACTCTCCCATGTTTGGGTTATTCTGGTCAAGATCATCATATTTCTGGCTAGCCACTATTGATCCTATACCTGCGAGTCCGGCCGCTGGAGCTCCGGCCATTGTAGCGGCCATGGCCCCGATTGACATCGGAAGCGACTCTACGCCTTGCAAGGCTATATCGCCTATGGCACCCATATAATTCCCTTCTTTCCAAAGATCGGTGAAATCCTTGCCATTGTATCTGTTTGACCTTGCCCGGGAAAACTCCGCATCAGCCTTAAATCTATCTGAGATATCCTTGAATGCCCCGCCACGTGGGATCAGTCCTCCCGTTGCGGATTCCAGTCCTTTGGACACCTTATCCAATACCCCAAAGATACCGGCACCAAGATCGGCTCCTCCTGCGTTTAGCTTCTGTATAGCGTCTCCTACCCAAGTATTCATGAAAGAAGAATCCTTCTCATACTCCGTAGGAGGTGGAGGAGTAGCGGTCTCAATCTTTCCTTTTTTACGCAAGGACTCAAAATTATAATCGGCAGAATTATCCCATGGATTAACATACTCGGATTGATCTGATTTGGGAATATCAACCTCTTGTCTTAGGGATATAGGAGGAGGATTAACACTTGATTGGGAAACATAGTCTGTCTCTTTAATATTCTCGTTATTAATTGGAGCATAGCCTAATTTACTCTCGAATTGGGAGAAATCTCCTAAATCTTGCCATCCATCTTTTTTCAAGACATCATAAAGCATTTCACGCTTACCTGAGTCTTTCAATTTCCCCTCAAAAGAGGAAAAATCGCCCAAATCAGTATATCCATCGCTTTTTAAAGCGTCATATAATTTTCTGGTATTGTTCACTTCCATAATTTTACCAACCTACATTTTTAGAACTCGAATTATTATCCCAACCTATACTTTTCTTGTTAGTACTAGTAGAAGAACCTCCCGATCCAATTATCTGATCAAACTCATCGTATAATTCCGGGAAATTCTGAATATTACTCATGACAATAGCGGCTTGTTTGGTCTTTTGGTCTCCACCTTCACCAAACTGCCACGATATATCCGATATACTCTTATTCTCTTTTGGATGATCTTCCGCATACTCCAACATCCTCTTATACATATAAGCGATAACCCCATCTTTATCCTTACCGGACAAAGTGAAACGTTTACCGTTTCTGCCGATGATGTCAATAGACTTATCCGCCCCAGAGCCATTAGCTTTAGCGGTACGATATTGCTCAAGACTACGGAGATTGGATTGCCTTATACCCAACTCTCTCTCTTTATATGCGGCATCCTGTTTCATCTTCCGCTCCTCCCTGTCATTCTTTATTGCGAATTGAGCGGCACTTTGCGCGATCTTGGCCTTTTCCAAATCATTCTGGGCTTTTCTCGCTTGATCCTGTCTATAAAGCTGCAATGCCCTTTGATAATTATTGATGTCGTTTTGCCTTGCGGCCAGATACCCGGCCCCGTATCTTTGCCTGATAGCCTCCAACCTGTCAGAATAGGATTGTAGTTTAGGATCAGCTACGGTGGGTAGTTTCTGCGAAGGTGCCTCTCCCGCGAATGCCAAATTGGAGAAGGAAGACAACACATTGCCTAGATGCCCGATTCCAGTAGCTACGGAAGCGGCCCGTTTTCTTCTCTCCTCCTCCTCTTGACTTATCGGCTTTTGAAAGAGCGTCTCATAAAGCCTTTGGTTCCATTGGTAATCGTTCATTTGAGGCTCGACAACGCTCGCTTGCGGAGCGGTCTCATCCGTATTATCCACGGTTGGAGCTATAGGGTTCTGGCTTCCGGCAACCTCCGGCTCAACCAATGGCGTAGTGGACAATTCCGGCCTTTGAACGACCGGGGTCCTTTTCCTATTATATCTTTCCTCTAATGTCATTGTTGTTTACTTTTGAATATAGACTCGAATAATCCCTTACCCTTGTCAAGATGGGCTTGCGCATCAGCCCCAACGAGGCCCATCCCTGCCTGTAATCCTTGATTAGCCGCTTGCGTGGCGTTTGCCGCCTGTTGATTATAGATAGACAGCCTTTGGTTACTGATATTATTCTTGGTGTTGAGATATTGGGATTCCACAGCATCCTTCCGTGCGGTAGCGTTAGTGGCTATACCACTAGCGGTATCGGATATCACCTCGCCCGCCGCTTTCTTGGCCTGAGCTACGGACTCATCAGTAGCTCCTACGACCGCGGCGGTACCGGAGGCCTTACGGTACTGCTCATCCGCTAATTCCCTAGCCTTGGTCAAGGCGGCTTGCGCCTCCGCGCTTTGGGTATAATCCTCGTTATACCTACGGTTAAACCAATCCTCATTCTCCTTTGCCTGTTTATCCAACACGGCGTTCGCTTTTCTAGCCGCCTTCCTTGCCTTTATTCCCCCGGCAATGCCACTCGCCAAGGAACTGGCGGCTCCAACTATCGCTCCGATCATAATCTACTGTTTTCTCGCAAAAGAGATAAATAAAGTGACTCGTGTTTGTTACTTTGATCATTATCTCCCATCGGACACCAAAAAATCAACTATTCTATACTGTTTTCTATCATCTACGAATCATTCGTACATAGTTAGGTCCGGTCATATAGGCATTATTGGCATATTTGCGAGAACAAATTTTATTGTATAACCATGAACGAGGAACTAAAACAACTTTTGGAGTGGTTCGACAACTACGAGATCACATTTAACGAAATCAGACTAAGCCCGTGTCAATACATATTTGACCTCCATAAATTCATTGCTGTACAGACAAACTCCGTCCGAAGAAACTGGGAAAATCCGACATTTGAGTATGATATTTTGAGCCTATATCAGCTTAAAAAAGTGCTGGAGGAAAAAGAGAAAGAAAATATGCCATAGAGCATAAAAAATAATCATTGAAAAACTTGCATACTATCAAATTTGATAGTATATTTGCAATATCAAAATAACAATAGAACCGGCGGCAACGGATAAGCGGCATCAAGAAAATGACAACTAGAAAACTATTCGAGCTTTTCGTCAAGAATAATTCAAAAGGACGTGACGGCATAACCCCTAATGCCAATTTCAAAAGGACATACGGCGACATTTCATTTGAGCAAGCTTTCGAGAGCTATCTTACAAATGTCAACGATTTTCTATCCTTAAAAAAGAAAATAGACGAGTTTGAGTCCTTCTTGCTAAAAGAAGGTTGCCAAAGGATACAGAGCAATATCTCGGAAAGTAGATATTATTACTACGGAGGGATAAAATATCGCTTCAGCAGCCACGTATATCCAACCGGATCAATGACCGATAAGATAATGGGAGTGGTTGATTTAGCGGCTGATCCAGAACTCATAAATGATGTTATTTATTAATATGAGAAATATATCTTTGACCCTTCCAGAATTCGCCTTCGTCGAAGGCTCCGGCCATGAAAAAGGTGGAGATCCCTTATATGGGAGAAACGTTATATTACATACTAGCTCCGCAAGCGTGATGGAGGTCTTCCTAAAAGAAGATGTTGTTTTAACCGAGGATGTAATATCCTTCAATTTTTCGAATACCAACAAATTCGGAGTAAAAGAACGAATGACGATAGCGTTGCATTACTCGGCAACGCTTGATAAAATAGCTGATAGAGATATGATAATAGAAGATGTTTTAAAACCTGCCGCAATATGGTATTGCGGATATTGTGATTGGGAGGATGAACAAGATGAATAATAGAGAAAGAATCGGTAAAAGGATAGCCAAGATCCGCATGGAGGCCGGGATATCACAATACAAACTAGCAGAACTTACAGGCCTAGCCCCGGGTAATATCGCCCGGATAGAGACAGGTAAATATAGCACTGGTATAGACATCCTTTCCAAAATAGGCGATGCTTTAGGCTATAAGCTTGATTTCACAAATAAATAACATTAAAAACTATATTATGGCAAGAACTATCAATTATGAGCTAAAGGCTCAAAAGATCAAGGATCAAATAGACGAGTTAGTAACCGCCCTTTTCGAGGAGAGGAAAAATTCCTTTGACGAGAACAATAAGAAAATAAAGATTGCAAATGTAGATATTGAAGGGTTGAGCAATCTTGAGTTGCAACAATTACTGGTTAAGATATCGAAACTCCTGCAAGAAAGGACAAAATAGTTCTATTTTTCGCATCGCCAAAGTATAACGCCCGTGTTTTTTCTGACACGGGCGTGTTTTATTGGTCTATTTGTCTTATAAGTATCAAAAGCCTTTTCCTTTTTGTCTCATAAATATCCGGTATTCGCCTTTATCTAAATTGTCTATCCTAAAATCAACCTTGGCTCCATCTGGAACAAACGACGGGACATGCCCCGCTAGCTTTTTTATTATTTCGTCAATGTTATTATATCCTATATCCGTAAATGAGAATATCTCCTTGCCTTGATATATGACACTGCCTTTAATCATCTGTCTAAAAGATATTTTCATCTGATCATCAGGGTAATATTTCACAGGATCCTCATATACCATTTCTTCCTTTTTTTGGTTAAATACAAAATCAATAACCTTATTGTTTATCTCAGAGACTATAGAGTAATCCGGTCTTACATATATCTCTGTAGTCTTATGAGCGCTTGAATGATTCATACAGAAAGCCACGTCATACATTGAGGCTTTTATATCGTTTCTCGCTATGGTTCCCCATGAATGCCGGAAATTATACATACATATAGCATTGAGACCGCCATGTTTGCAAATACGTTTCAATCCAGAGTTCATATTTGCGTTGAAAGAATCGTCATCACGATAGGTTTTATGGAAATTAAACAAAAACTCATCATCATCCGGTGTAAAGTATTTTTCCATGACAGGACGGAGAATATCCGGAACAATAATCTCCATATACGCCTTATCCCTTCTGAATTTTTGGGTCTTAGCCCTATTATAACAGAATGTCCAGCCTTTCAAATTGGACTTCTTTGCCCTAAAAAGGTCTACGGTATTAATTCCTGCCAAGCAAAAGACCATCAAGGCTACATCCCTAGCCAACTCTGGAAGTGATAATATCATCTTTGTCGGAGGTATGGGTGTGGCGAAAAACTCACGAACGAAGTCCGCATCCAAGGCCCTGTGATCGGGGGTGTCCGCATTGGGGATTTTTACCTTTAGCCAAGGATTAGTCTTGATCCTGATTATGCCCCTATCGTAATCGTTGAACTCATTTATTGCAGCTTTAAAAATCTGGCGAACATTAACAGGATACATTTCTTTCGCCCTTGCCGTTGGCAATAAGGTTTTTATCCAGTCATTTATGAATTTCGTGGTAAACCGGGAAAACATCAACTTGCTAGTTCCCGCAAATCTCTCAAGATGACAATAGGCCAACTCATAATTCTTGGCGTTACGGGCCATGCCTCTAACTGTTTCCATTTCCCGTTTATACTTTCTCGCATAATCAGAAAAACAGATATCCTCATCCGCTTTTTCCAGATATTCCACTAGGGTTTTTACATCCCATTGCGATATATCCTCTTTGTTCGCTCTCTCCACATATCGCATGATTACATCTGAACAGAAGGATACGACAAAAGGATCTTTCACCTCCCCCGTGCGAGTCAACCCTTTTTTATCAACCATTTTATCCATTTTTATATAAGAGGATTTACGGTTATGGGTTACTCTGATGTAAACAGGATAGAAGCCATCAGAACGCTGCTTTCTAACACAAATCTTAAAAGTTGCCATATATCAACACTTTATACATTAAATTTATGGTGTAAACACGGTGTAAACGCCATGTGCAAATATAGCAAACAAAGTGTAAACATCACATATCATTCAGATCATTTTACGCTAATAATGACATAAAAATATAAGGCTGATAAACAAGACTCAACCCGTCTATCAGCCTTATATATTGATATTTAAGACTTGCAGTTTTTAACAGCCTATCCTTCTATAGCCGCTTGCGCCGC